TTTTATGATAACGTATTTTATTATAATACTTATATTTTTACTCCATAATTATATTTAGAAGAATTAGAACTCTATTAGAATACTTAGAATACTAAGTTTCTAATTAGACTTCTATTAGAATTCTAATTACAGTTTTACAATTCTAATAGAATGCTTAGAATACTAATATTACTAATTATTCTAATTAGAAATCTATTACAATTCTACTTAGAAAACCAATACACTAAGCATTCTATTAGAATTCTAATCAGGCTAAAATACAACTTAAAGAGAGATTTCGTATAATAAATATATAATGGAAAATTTAACTATTCAAAATAAAAGAATATCTGATTTCTATTCGCAAAATCCAGGCATTAATTTTGAAGCAGTTAATCTTATTTTTGTTGATTTATTCGAGAGATTATTGGGTGATATGAATTCTGCCATGAATTCAACTATTAATTCGCAAATTCTCTCTACTGTTGGAGAACTTAAAACTGAAATTAATTCATTATCTGTTACCAATTCTAATATGAATTCACAAATTCTCTCGTCTGTTGGTGACCTTAAGGGAGAGTTTAACTCTTTATCTAGCGCTTTGTCGAAATTAAATAATGATATTACTAACTCTATTTTTATTAAATTTCAAGAATCCAAGAGAGAATATATGGAGGATATCAAAAGTATTATTTATAATAATCTCTCTCAAAATAGTGATAAGTTATATACACTTCTTAATCAAAATACTTCTCAACTTATCGATAAAACTACATTATTATTAAATGAAATTATTCCAAAATCCAATGAAGGTTATTATAAACAACTTCACGAGTCTATTTCTCTCTTTCATAAATCAATATCAGACGATACCTCAAAACTTTTACAATCTGCTGACAAAGAAGATTCACTTTCAGTATTTATCACCGAGTTTGAGGCCAAATCTAGTAATCTATTACAACCTTTATTCTCATGTATCAACGCCACTGAAGAGAGAATTAATACTATATTAATTTCTCTCAAAGATGATAATAATAACTTTGAATCCAAGTCTAATGCATTATTACAACCATTATTTTCCTTTATCAATACAAGTGAAGATAGAATTAATAAAAATGTTTTGGCTATCAAAGATGATAACAATATTGAGGCAAAATCTAACTCTTTATTACAACCACTATTTGCCTTTATTAATGCTGGTGAAGAGAGAATTAATAAAAATGTTATTTCTCTCAAGGATGCTACAAATAACTCTTCTCAAGATAAAATTATGAATGAACTATCTGAATTTCTCGGCAAATATAAGAACTCAAGCTATAAAGGACAATTTGGAGAGAATCAACTTGAAACTGTATTAAATCAATTATTCCCTTCCGCTGAAGTTATTAACTCTACAGGCATCAAGGCATCTTGTGACTTCCGTATCAATCGTACAAATCAATCCACCATTCTTGTCGAAACCAAAAATTATGATAGAAATGTCACTCTCGATGAAGTCAAAAAGTTCATTAGAGACATCGAGCAACAAAAATCTCATGGCATCTTTCTCTCCCAACATAGCGGCATTACATCCAAACAAAACTTTCAAATCGATATCAAGGGCACCAATATCCTTGTCTATGTCCATAATGTTGATTATTGCCCCCATACAATCAAAATCGCCATTGACATTATCGATTCTCTCTCCGATCGTTTGGCCGAACTTGAGGAAGATGTTGATGAAATTTGTATTCCAAAAGAAGTTCTCGATGATATTAATAAAGAATATTCTAGGTTCATAGAGAGAAAATCATCCATAATTGATATCTTAAAAGACTTTCAAAAGAAAATTAATGCTGAAGTCGATGAAATCAAATTCCCTTGCCTCTCCAAGTATCTAGTGTCCAAATGCGGCTCCATTTTAAATAACGAAAATGAAACCATTATATGTAATATCTGTAACAAATTTGAAGCTACAAATAATAGATCTCTAGGGGCCCATCAAAAAGGCTGTAGAAGAAAACATAAGATATTACAAAACGATTCTAATATCGTTGTTGACACATAAGATTAATAGTTCCGTTTTTTTAGTGCTTTTATTTCAGTTGAAGCAAGTATTGAGAATTATATTGAGGTTTAATTCCATTTATCACCATCCCATTCTCGTTCATCGTCGTCTTCGTCATAAGTATCACTTTTACTCAAATTATCTGGACCCCAAAGTGGTTGAAGATTTGTGTAATGAAAGCATTTATGTCGTTCTTCTTCCAAATCTAAATTAAAACTCGCACAAGGTTTAATATGATCGATATGCCATTCACCTTTATTTTCCCAAGAGATTGGATGCCCACTGCGTTCTGCTTCATTTTCAAATTGGTTTTCTAAATGAGTTCTTAAATCTTCTACCGAACAACCTATATATTCAAATGTATGTTTTTTATCTCTTCGTGTGCTATAATTTTTTAGGGCACTATATACACGTACACGTGTTAAAGAGGTAAGATAACCATTTGGGTCACAATCTTTACATTTGTTTCTTTCTCTCTTATGTTCGCATATACTGCTTCCTCCACAATCCTTACAGCTACTTCTTTGTCTCTTATGTTCGCATATATTATTTCCTCCACAATCTTTACAGTTGCTTCTTTGTCTATTATGTTCGCACATACTATTTCCTCCACAATCTTTACATTGGCTTCTTACTCTCTTATGTTCGCATATATTATTTCCTCCACAATCTTTACATTTGTTTCTTTCTCTCTTATGTTCGCATATTTGACTTCCTCCACAATCTTTACAGCTGTTTCTTTGTCTCTTATGTTCGCATATATTATTTCCTCCACAATCTTTACAGTTGCTTCTTTGTCTATTATGTTCGCACATACTATTTCCTCCACAATCTTTACATTGGCTTCTTACTCTCTTATGTTCGCATATATTATTTCCTCCACAATCTTTACATTTGTTTCTTTCTCTCTTATGTTCGCATATTTGACTTCCTCCACAATCTTTACAGCTGTTTCTTTGTCTCTTATGTTCGCATATATTATTTCCTCCACAATCTTTACAGTTGCTTCTTTGTCTATTATGTTCGCACATACTATTTCCTCCACAATCTTTACATTGGCTTCTTACTCTCTTATGTTCGCATATACTGCTTCCTCCACAATCTTTACATTTGTTTCTTTCTCTCTTATGTTCGCATAACAATATTTTTCCATTCCATATAACGATTTCATTTTTATACATATATTTTTGACCTTTATTTCGGTCGATTTTTTTGGTGGGCAATGGTAAAAAACCCATTTGTTATATTTATATTTATACGATTTATGTTTCAATGTTTCAATTTTATTAAAAAACAGGCAAATATCAAGCAAGTATTGAGAATTAGATTTATTTCAGTTGGCTCTATTTTAAACAATGAAAATGAAACAATTATATGTAATATCTGTAACAAATTCGAAGCTACAAATAATAGATCTCTAGGGGCTCACCAAAAAGGCTGTAGAAGAAAACATAAGATATTACAAAACGATTCTAATATTGTAGTAAATACTGATATATAGAGAGAAAATACAAATTTAATTCAATAAATATATTATTCATTTAGAATATATTTATTAGTTCTTTTTTTACAGTCGAACAAGTGCCTTTTTCTTAGTTCTCTTTTCACTGTTGAATATATTGCTGTTTCGTATCGCTATCCAGATACGCCTTTTTTCCAACCATCTTTATTATTTTATTTGTCTCCTTTTCGTCATTTTCTATGTCCGTCATGGAATTACATATTAAATTGGTAAATTTCATTTGTATAGCTTCATTCTTTTCCCATCCTTTATTCGCATCCTTCCATTCATTTATCATGACTCTTTGCTTTCTAGCCAATGTTTTTATACCTAGAAGCATCCTTACCAACTCTGTATCTTTCTCCCAAATATCCGACTCCTTCACGTAGAGGGTTTTTCTCGTGGCGTCTGTACAGTGTATAGGTCTCTCTAATACGTCCAACTTACTTAAACCATTTGTTATCATGCTTGTTATCGTCTTGGTCAGACCATTCTCTATCGTATTATCATATGTATCTGCTGTTATTGGTAATGTATCGATGAAATCCTTCAAATTCATAGCATTCTTACAGTGATTATTCAAAAACATCTGAATATTAAACTGATTATTGCTATTTGTATTGTGATTATTATGCGATTGATTCCCCAAGGAAGGCATTATCTCCATCATCTTCTCCATGACGTCTTGATTCTTCAAGAGCATCTTTACCAATAATTCTTTATCTACTTCAAAGTTGGAAGATTTGTTATCGTCACTGTCAGATTTACCTTGAGCCATGTAGCAACACGTCTTTCGATGTTTATAGAGTCCTTGTCTATATTTATATATATTTCCACACTCACATTCAAATGTATTGGAACTTTTTGGAACTAAATCATGATCATATGTAACTCCTTTGTCATTCTCTATATGCTTACGTGTAGATAAGTGTCTAGTATATTGACTGTTTCTACTACATACAAAGTCACATTTTTTACATTCAAATATTTTGGAACTTTTTGGAACTAATATGTCATTCGATGTCATCCTTTATTATGATTACATAAAAGTTCCTAAATCCTTTCGCATAAATATACTAAAAATTTACAATCACAAATGAAAACAATTCAAAATGAAAATGAGAGCATTAAGCTCTAAAACGCATTTTCACGTTTTTTTCATTTCTATTTCCAATAAATAAAAAAATACACATAAATACCTTGTGTAATTTTTAAAATCTCAAAATAGAATTGAAAAAACTTGTAAAAGTGAAATACCTACTAGTATCAAAAACAACCAAGCTTTTTTACCTCCAAAACACTCCCTTCATATGTAGGGGGCTACCTACATGCCCTACATAACTTTTTCGGTTTTTCGAAAAATGAAAATCATCAAGCGCAATTTACCTACATGAAAACCATCCCCCTAAAAACCGAAATCCAAAAAGTCACTTGTCGATTCGTCGGATTTGGGGGATAAAACATTGTACAAGATTTATCTAATACAACAAAAAAAGAGTAAATTATATTCCAATATATGTATAAGATGAATCCAATGCAAAAAAGATTTCTATTGTTCCTCGTTGGATGTATGGGATCACGCGTCCTATTTACACTCCTCGCCAAAAACACGGATATTCAATATTTGCCCATTTTAGGATATATCGCACTTTTACCAGCCCTCGGATTTTTCTATATTTACGTAACCGGCTCTAGAAAAACTGGCTTAGAAGTAGGAGGGGACAAAATATGGTGGGACAAGCTACGTCCCTTTCATTCCATCCTTTACTTTCTCTTTGCCTATAATGCTATTACAAAACACGTAAATTCTTGGAAATACTTGGCTATAGATACCTCGATGGGTCTATTAGCCTTTCTTTCCTATCATTATGAAAACGGTAGTTTTCAAAAACTAATGTAACTTGTCATGTAGGAATAGTGCTTTTTTATTAGTTCTCTTTTCACCGCTCATATTTTACATGTATAATATTTATCCTTATTTCATAATAAAAAGATGGTAAAATGATACAATAAGTAAATGAATAATTCGGAAGATAGAGCAATGCGATACGTCAATCGAATGCCTCCTGAATTAATTCGTTATATCAAACAATATCTACCTATCAGTTTGTTGAAAAAAGTAAGAAAAATACGCAAAAATGAAATTCCTTTGAATTATCGACTTTGTATAGACTTGAATGATTATTTCTATAAAAAATATATCGGATTCGATATCACGATTAAATCGTGTCATTGGAGTATTTCCATCTTAAAAAAGAAAGAACTACAAGAAAAAATGAAAACAGTCAATCCATTCACCTTTGATTTTTGGCAAGACGTCTTTACAGGTACCCCTTCCATCAAGAATCAAATAATAGCAAAAGAAAAAAGTATTGAAATATATCAATCTTTTATGGATCATTATAAAGAATATCATAATCAATCAACTATTCATTTGCGCAATCGCAAATTAATTGTTTTTTGATTATCAATAAAATTGATTACGTTAATTATATAAAAATAAGAGTACATATATAATTAACATGACTACAACAGTAAAAGCAATCAGTTTATTCTCAGGTATGGGTGGTGATACCCTAGGCATGATGAATGTCGGATGTAAGATTATTGCGTTTAATGAATTTGATAAACATGCTATTAATTCACATCAATTGAATTTTCCAGATTCAGCTCTTATATGCGATGCTAGCCAAAAGAAAGAAAAAGACAAGACCAATATTCAACTTATTCCAGATGCTGTTTTTAGCGCCTACAATGATGGAGTGGATATTATCTTCGCAGGGCATCCTTGTTTTGTTGCTGGTACAAAAATTCTTACTGCCGACGGATATAAAAATATAGAGGACGTGGTATTAGAAGATAAATTATTAACTCATACTGGAAAGTTTCAAAATATTAATAATTTACAAAGAAAAATCTACAATGGAGATATGTTTCATTTAAATATCAAATATCATTGTGAAAACATTGTTTGTACAGAAGAGCATCCATTTTATACACGCGAGAAAAGAAGAACATGGAACTCTTTGACAAATAAGTATGACATTTCATACAATGAACCTTTGTGGAAATCTGCCAAGGATCTTACTATGAATGACCATTTTGGAATGGTAATTAATACGAATAAAATAACTCCTGAATTATCATTCGATAAACCAATCAATCAACACAGGAAAGATACTGTATCCATTACTTTGGATAAACCTGAATATTGGTTTATGATGGGTTATTTTGTAGGTGATGGGTGGATACAAGATACGAAAAAAGCAGACGGAAGACTTCGCCACACAATTCGATTTGCTATTAATAATAAGGATGAAAGGGACATTGTAGATAATATTAGTCAGGTCCTTCCTATTACAGATAAATTAACTAATACTGGTAAATGTAAGAAATTCGGATGTTCAGATTTCATATGGTACAGTATATTAAAACAATTCGGAAAATATGCTCATGGAAAACTAATACCTGAATGGGTTCAAGATGCGCCAATAGAATTCATTGAACAATTTGTAGAGGGTTATAAAAGAGCAGATGGATGTATTAAAAAGAGCGGCGCCACTAGCTTTACAACAGTTTCTTATGATTTAGCGTTTGGATTACAACGTCTTTATCTGAAACTGGGGTATATATTTGGCATTGAAAAATCTATTCGCCCAAAAACATGTGTTATTCAAGGACGTACTGTTAATCAACGCGATACATATTGTGTTCGTGGATATACCAGACAAACATTGAGACAGCAATCAGCATTTATTGAGAATGGATATGTTTGGTATCCTCCGTTTAAAATTAAAACAGAAGACGTTGAAAATACAAGTGTTTATAATTTTGAAGTAGAAAATGATAACAGTTATATTGTAGCAAATACAATTGTACATAATTGCCAAGGATTCTCAAATGGGGGTAAGAAACTACCAGACGATCCTCGTAACACCTTGTTTCGCGAATTTGCTAGGTCTTCTACATTGATTAAACCCAAGTATATTATCGGCGAAAATGTAGATGGTCTTCTCAGTCGAAAAACAGCAACTGGTGAAAATTACATTGATGTTATTGTTGCCGAGTTCGAAAAGATTGGATATAATGTTACCTATCAAGTATGCCATACAGTTAAATATGGAATTCCTCAACTTAGAAAACGACTTGTATATGTCGGTATTCGTAAAGACCTTGACAAAACATTTGTCTTTCCAGAGCCTTTGAATGATGGAAAGACCAATTTACCAAACTTGCTGAATATTATTCAATTCAGTATGGAAGGAGCCATCAAGATTGAACCGGATGATTTTGATATGACAACCATTCCTCCCGAGTGTATTCTTACAGATATGGAGAATGACGATGGAGAAGATACGGATAATATTCACCCATATCTGCGCCTTAAAGCCAAAACGCGTGATGAAGAATATGTCGGTAAAGTTCATCATTCGCTTCTTTCATTCTCTAAGCGCGATTCACCAATCCATTGTGAAATTATTGATATTCGAAACCCTAGCAAAACAATCATATGTTCATATGATCATCAACCAAGACTCTTTGTTCCTTTGAGAAATAAAAACGGCTATTATATTCGCTGTATTCTTCCAGATGAACTTAAACAAATCCAAGGATTTCCTGCCGATTTCAAACTCTTTGGCTCTAAGAAGGAAAAAGTGAAACAAATCGGTAATGCTGTCCCACCTCCACTTATTCAACAAATCGTAAAAAAATTACTTTCTTAGTTATTTGTTCGCTTAATTACGTTAGAACATATATTGATAAGTTCTTGTTCGACTCAAAATAATGAAGGTATAATAAAAATTATATAAATATTTTTTATTATAATTGTTCAAAAACGGCGTTTAAATTATCAATGTTTTATTAAAAAAGTAATTCATTTAAGACAATTTAATATGTAAATTAACCTTTCTTGTAACTGTGTCCCCTATAGTGTCGAGATTTTTGTTACTTATATTGGTTTGACTTGAGTTGTTTTGTATTGATAATCCAATATGAAATACATCGCCAACTATAAGAGGAAATTCAGTTCCTGAATCAGTTGTAAGAGTTCCATTTAATATAGAAGCTTGAAAAGCAGTAATGCCAGTAATTGTTATAGTATTACTAGCAGTGGTAGTAATTATAATATTATCTCCTTTTACATAACCTGAACCTGTGACACTAATAGTAATATTATCAATTTCAGTACCACTCATTGCTACATCAACTGTAGCACCACTACCACTACCACCAGTGACAAGAGCGCCAGTTGTATCAACTGGTGTACCGGAACCAATCACAGCACCGTAACCTAGTGTATAACGCGTCGCATCAATACTAGCAATGTTCTGGTATATTTTTTGAGCTACTTGAAGTTTAACATCTGAAGTTCCGTCGATCAAACCATTCTTTGTAGAAGCCCCAGCACTCCCAAAAGTCGCAGAAATCGTACCAGCAGCAGCTTCAATTTGAACACCATAATTCGTGAACATAGCATCTACGTTTGATAATAAGTTAACAGATTGAGGACTACCTGTGACAGCTTTAGCTAATTCTTGGATGAAATCTTGTGCTGCTGTTGGATCAGCAGTAGTTGATAAAGAAGCAGAATAATCATTAATTTTATTATTTGTATAACCAGGAGTTGTACTTCCAACAGGAGTATATAAACTACCTACACTATAAACAGTAGGATCATTACCATCAGAAATAAAATCTTTAGCTAATGATGTCTGTAACTGAATATCTCCATCTATATCTGTGTGTAATTTAAAAATTCGTTGCCAATTGGCAACTGGAGTTTGATAATACAAATTAGAATCAGTATCAGTTATTGGGGTATAAGATGTTCCAATAATATCGGCGACAGTTATTGAATTATTACATACATCAAGATTACTTATGTAAAGATCAAGGTTGGTTGGCATTATTATATTATAAATGTATAATAAAAATTATTACAATAAAATTATTACAATAAAATTATTACAATAAAATTATTACAATTTATAATAACAACTAATTATTATATACTTAATTATAAAATAGTTAGTTGTTATTATAAATTGTTCGTAACTACCTCAGTATTTTTTGTCATAATATTCGGCATACTAGTAGGCACCGGATTAGTTGCCTTTATATAAAGTTCATTAATGGATGAGTATGTACGTATGTATACATGACGATGGGGTCTAGGAGGGTGTTTATAATCCCTCCTATATTCGGTATTGTTTGGCTTCAGGGCCCAACGAGATACACGAGTACCTAAATCCTTATTTATATTTGTAATATCGAGATCTTTTCGAATTTCTTTATTACCTAAATCCTTATTTATATTTGTATTTGTAATATCGAGATCTTTTCGAATTTCTGCTAATATAGTCATATCCATTGGAATTAAATTACCATCTTCATCCACAATTTGATAACCTCGACGAATATATTCTAAAACTTCCGGTTTAACCATTGCTGATACAGTCATTGAGGCTTCAGCTTCTAAAATCATATTTGATGGTCTTTCATCTGCTAGTAAAGAATTATACGCATCAAGTAATTTTTTATAAGCAAATTCTTGTTCTAAAATTCTATTACTACTTTTCTTTGCTCCTTCGACAGCATCTATAAGAAGATTTCTAAAATTCTCCAAGTCTTTATTGTCTTCATTTAAATGAGAATGTAATTTATCTGCTAAAGCATTATAATTTTCATAATCAATTAATGTTTTTAATTCATCACTTCCGGTAACAAAAGCAGTTAAAATATTTTTAATATTAACACCTACATCATCATATAAGTTTTTATATAATAGATTACTACGTTCTATTCTTTCGGTTACATTTTTTGTGACTACTTGAGTAACAATATTATTTAAATTTATTATTTTTCCGCTATCGCGAAATAGAGTAGCTCCTCCAGAACATTTAGAACCGTTATTATTGCCAAATAGTGACATATCTATCTATATTTATATAATATAGATAATACTTTAAAATATAAAATTTAATATATATAATACTAATAATGAACTCTAATTATGATATAAATATAGATAATTATGATGAAGAAGAATTATTACAAATATTAAAAATAAATATTCCCATTGAATCATTAACTGTGAGTCAATTGTCAACACATATGAATATATTACTTACCCCATTATTATCGTCGTCATCATATAATGAAATTATAGTTTTTTTCCAAAAAGCGGCAGAAAGAATAGAGAATATAATTCAAAAAAATCAGAATTCCATTTCAGTAGATTCACCTATAATATCGGCACCGATTCCCCCATCTACCACCTCTTTAACATCCAATTCTAATTTAGATACAGAAATTGTAGAATCATCTAATCATCCAGTAATACTTCCCCATTATCCATCCGCTATCAATACAAATAAAACACCTTATCCAGAGGGAATAATAAATCCCATTCAAAAAAAAACAATTACGAAAATAATTAATATAGATAGTATATTTAGACCGAATTATGATAATACAACATCAACAAATTTTATGTGGGATTTAATACAAAGAGAAACAAATGTAGTATCGATGCGTATATCTTCTGTTGATATACCTGTTTTGTGGTATTCTATAATGGATAAAATGAATCGTAATGAGTTTCAAATACACTTATACAATATGAATGGGTTACCTGATATACTACAAACAATAATTATTCCTGTAGGAAATTATATAAGTGATACATTTACAAATATGTTAAATTCAATATTTAAAAAACAAGCTGGAGGATTACAATATTTAATAGCGGATGTGGATAGTGTTTCTTCAAAAACAATTATCCGTGCTGTGGATAAAGATGATATAATAGCTGATTCCACAGGTTTAACTACACATGCTGCATTTGATCCAGCTAATGCTTTTTATGCCCCTGATTTTTTTTTTACAATAGATTTTTTTCCACAAATAAATAATTATTCTACACAAGATGCTATATTGGAATTTCAAAGAACTGTAGGTTGGTATATGGGATTTCGTAACTATAAGTATCAAATAGAGGAATCGAATGAAGTTCAACAAATATTATATGATCCGTTTCATAGTTCCTTTTATTATGTATGTGGACTTGAAAGTGAATCATCTTATAGTAGTACTCGTGACAATTACATATTTATTATTATAGATGATTATAATAGTAATTGTGTTTGCCAACCAATTGTATCTTCAACCAAAGACAGTTATATTGGTGATAATATATTAGCTCGTATTACTGTGGATACTATACATAATACAGTTTTATACGATCATGGTGGTGATTTAATTTTTAAAGAACGTGTTTATATGGGTCCTGTAACAATTGAAAAAATGAAAATCAGTATAGTAAATCGTTATGGAGATATAATTGATCTTAATTATAATAATCTGTCATTTACCTTAGAATTAACAAAATTATACTAGATAACTTTGGTCATATTGAACTGAAAAACGATTAATAAATATAAGCCGATTTCAAACTCTTTGGCTCTAAGAAGGAAAAAGTGAAACAAATCGGTAATGCTGTCCCACCTCCACTTATTCAACAAATCGTAAAAAAATTACGTTCTTAAATACATTACAATCTTACAAATTTATTATTTGTTTTTATTTGTTTTTTTCTAATCATTCTTCTCCTTCTCTTTTACACATGGTCCAGCACCACCACTAACGCACGCATAACATTCGTTACATCCAATTCCTTCTTCTTGTTCCTCTTCCTCTTCCTCATCACACGCATTACCACATAAATATTGTCCGCTACCTTTCATCTGAACAATATCGTCGCTTTTTCCGCATAAATCACATTCAGCTTCTTGATTATTTGGCTCTTCTTGTATGTATAAAATATCCCCCATTCCATCATCATCAAAATATCCAACACATAAGCAACATTTTTGCCATTGACCCACTTGATAAGTCTCTTCCGTATCTTCTTCAAAATCCCAATCAGGTGGATATCTTTCACAATCCATATTTACACACAATTTAATGATTTCTGTCTCTGGCTCACATGGTTTATTGTCACATAAGAACTTTGAAATATTTGCCTTGAATGTTGGACGAGGATAGACTTCCATAATACCAGCCAAGTTTTTCTTGTTTTCGCCTCGCGCATATTTATCCTTCAGAATTGTTAATTGTTCAATATATTCATGAATCCATGGAGAATCGTGGATAAATTCTTCTCCATTGATGAAAAGCAACTTTGCCGGAATATTCTTCTCAGGCGTGCGCTTATATTCCTTTCCAGTGAAAAGGACAATATAGTATATGTCTTTTGATGGACAAGTATCATTAAAGTAAATGACTGGATTGTCCGTTTTCTTAATCTCAATATCAAGACCAATACCTCCCACGTTTCTGAAATCCTTTGATTGTTGGCTTCCCGCCTCTTGAAATGTTAATTCTAGTGCTGTTAGTACTTCGCGGATTTTTTCAATCACCACACGCTCACTCACCTGTGTATTCCCCTTTTCCGTTTTAGTGGATTTAATGAATTCCTCATTCACTACTTCACTCACTTTAACCTGAATCTTTTCAAATAATGCTTTATGCTCCATGTTCATTTATTTTACTCTATATACGATTATTTACACGAAATCAATTTTTTAATTTATATTCTGGTATTTACACCATTGGTAATTTAAAATGGGACAAAATAACTCATATTTATAGCAGTTTTCTCCCTCTACTATTCTTTTTACGAGTTTTTCTCCCTCTACTATTCTTTTTACGAGTTTTTATCCCTCTACTATTCTTTTTACGAGTTTTTCTTTTTCCGCCCCCTAGATATTTCCCTATTTCATGTCGTAGTTCATAAGGCATTCTTCCATCACCAAAACTCCCTACACCTTTTTTACTCAACCGTGCAGCTAGTACTTTCCTATCTTCTTGTCTTTCTAAATGTTTTGGAATAGTTTGTGCGACAATATTTTGTATTCTTTTTTTTTCTTTTTTAGTGACTATGTAGTCTTCTATCGCATAAGGAATACCATTTTGTTCTTGTTCATCTGGTGTCATATTTTCCCACAGTTCTTCTGCCAGATGAAGTTCTTTGTTTGTATCAACATCAAGTTCAATATCAATATCTGGGCGTTCTAATAATAAGTAAATCATGTCTATATCTTCTAATTTAATTGCGCGTATAAGTGGTGTATCACCATCTTTATGCTGAGCATTCACATTAGCTCCATTATTTAAGGCATTTTCAACTTCGTCGTAATCATAAATATCAATTGCATCAAAAAGATATTTATCCTTTTCTTCTTGAGCTTCTGAATTTCCTCCTCTACTATTCTTTTTACGAGTTTTTCCTCCTCTACTATTCTTTTTACGAGTTTTACCGGTTCCATTCATTTTTTCTAAAACATTATTCGTAAAAAATTTGCCGTTTTTCGTGAGGGAATCGGTCGTGACTGTTTTGGACATATAATATAAATATAGATATAATTTTTATAAATTATCAACAGTCAAATACTATTTTCTGATCTAAAACAGACTCTTTTTTATGGGAGTTTGATCCATTTTAAATGTTCGAATATGTATATATTTCCTTTTCTAACTCGATACAACTAGCATCAATTGTATCCACTTCCACTATATCTATATTAACAGGAACCTTTGTCTTGTCCAAATATCCCACCACGTCTTTCAAAATATGTAATTTAAATTTGAAATCACAATTATCCACTATACATTTACCAGTCCATCTTTCTAACGGTAATATTTCGTTCAAAGAACTGACACGGCCTTGAACGCGTTGATATTTTGCCTCGCGCTTTCCTGGTCGCCCTGAAGGACATTTCATACGCCACTCACAAGAAAGAGCATTTATATGATCGGGAAATCCAGACAACATGGCACAAATCTCCCACGCACCCCCTTTTCCATGGGTTGCCTTTGCACCCCCCTTAATTTCTTCATTATGTTGCCGAAGACGCCTCATTGGATTGTTCGTTGAACCATTATATGTATTATGCTTAAACTGCTCCAATTTATTTCTTAAAATATAACAATACCACATATATTGTTATCTTTCATTATAATATCACGAATACACTTCATACTTTCTAGATAGGCCCTATTTTACAATTTATAGTCCAAAAATTCTAGACAATAATGACTTTGATTTCTTTCCTTGGCGTTTTGTCTGTCTATGACCACGTCTATGAAAATTCTTATCTCCCTTATGTGTGACAAAATCTTTGCGTCCTTTATGTGTCTTGGACATAGATCCCTTTTTATAGTGTTTCTTGGACTTGTTTCCTCTACGTCTTTTCCCACCGGCTTGTTCATCTCCTGGTTTATTGGGAACTGGAGAGAATTTGGTTAATCCCCTTTCCATATCATCAGCATCTTTGGCGGCAACTAAATGAACCGGGCTTTCTGAACGTGGTCCCATTTCTATGTCCCATGTATCATTTTTGGTCTCGTCTCCCCCCTTCTTGGAACGACGTCTTTTTTGCGTTTTATGACTTTTCTTTCTGTAAGAAACCATGTATATATTAGTAAAATATTTAATTTGATTTACACCTTTGAATATTTTATGAATATTTTATGAATATTTTATTTTCAACTAAATAATTATTTGTTTGATTCGTTTGATTCGCTTTCACCAAACATGTTTTCAAAATCTTCTTCTGTCTCTGGAGCATCCATTCTACACTTGTCTAAAATAAACGTAGCCAACATGATATTATTCTTATAATAGCTATTTCTACGCGACATTTGCTTCATTTCTTTAATGAGACTCTGTGCTTGCGTCATCAATATAGTAATTGTCGCCTTTAATTGATCGATTACGTGGTCTTTTTTGGTGGGATCATCCGAAATCGGCAAATGCTTAAACATTTTAATTAAATTTTCCAATTTGTCGATTTCTATCTGATATGTTTCAGATACCTTGGGTTTCAACAAATCTTTCAATACCTTTTCACCAGACTCTTCATCACTATCTGTTTCTTCGTCACTACTTCCCCCTCCTGCTGCTTGTCTTCCTACTGCTTGTCTTCCAACTGCTTGTCTTCCAGTAGTAGGTTGCTTCTTCATATCAACATGAACCTTGTTACCTTCACCAAATGTCATGTTTATGTCATAATTATTCTCAGTCGGCTTTTGACTAGGAGGAATATTTGGTACTGTAATCGGAATATTCGAAGCCGCTTGTTTCATCTGAACTGGCGCACTACCTTCTTTCGATTTACACGACGCCTCGTGCTTCATAAAAGGAGCCTTTCCTTTGTAAATCTTTGAACATTTTGAGCATTTATAAATCACCTTATTGTCTGACATATTATAATTCTATATACACTTGTATTTAAATATATTTTATTACATAATAATTATATTATTACCATGAAGTATGTAGCGTGTGGTATTATGTATCATAATGATAAAATTCTCATGGGAAAGCGCACACCCACAAGTGATTCACCAGGTCTTTGGGAGTTCCCTGGTGGAAAACTGGAAAAAGGAGAAACAATCGAACAATGTCTTCATCGCGAATGGAAAGAGGAACTAAATCTCGCCATTCTTATCGAGCGACAAATCGCAGTATCTACTGTGGAAAAGGACATTACATGCTATTTTTTCATAGGCAAAATTATTGACATTAGCAACATACAGAAAAATGTCCATGAATCCATCGACTTTTTCTATCCAGGCGATATGAAAAACCTTCAATTATTCAAAGGCGATGACGCCATTGTCGATATGCTTTGTTAAGATAGTGCCTTTTTCTTAGTTCTCTTTTTAACGCGCCGTTTAATCATCGTTGTCGTTTATTTTCGGAGCCAAGTAAAACCGCATCATACACTCTTCGTCTAATTCATATTTCAATTGAAGAGGCATGTTTTCTGTTAAATGAAGCATACAATTGGTAGATACCTTGTGAAATTGCGACATTTGGACAATGTATTTAATTCCGAACGAAGCATTTAACTCTTTTCCCTCTACAATCGCCAATAGATCAATGTCGTCAATCTCAATTACTACCTTCATCGCCCCTTCACTTGAACTTGATTCCATGACTACTTGATTTTCATCGCATGTAATGTTTAGAGACTCGTTAAAATTCGACAATTCGTCGATAATTCCCTTGAATTTTTTAGAATCCATTTCAATATCTACATCGTATTCTGAATCTGGTATATGTAACATATCGACCGCTATATCCATGAGCGGCATTTTAAGATACTTGTTGAATTCGCCCTTTTCATCACTTGTAAAGTCAATCTCCAAATCCTCGTCGTTCTCACTATGAATCAAAATAGTCTGCTTATCTGAACAAATATGAAGGATTTTATTCAATACAGGCAAGCAAAGACCAAATGTACAGGTAGTTTCGACTTCCCATTTTTCAAACCATGACGAATGTAGAATTAATTCATATACGCAAATATGACTATTGTCCATTCCTTGAATGTAAAGACGTTCTGGCTCTATATTCATAACTATCGCATCCGTGAAATTCTTTAAATAATGGAAAATATGGACAAATACATCGCGCTTCTTTTTATCCGCTATTTCAAACCGCATACTAATAAATACTAATAGGAATTACTATTTATTATGTTTTTTTATTGTTTATGGGGCGCCGTAAGGCATATGCCAACCTAGAATGTAATGATGCTTTACCGCATTTACACCACTTGTTACACTACCTTGATAGTTATTCTTATTCATGTTTAATGTCGCACTCAATCCAGGATCCACTTTTTGATTTGACCCACACATACGTTTATTTTTTGTATAGGTTGGACGAAACGGATAATTCGCCTGAAAAAACATTGATTGCTGTTGTCCAAATACCATAACTATATACAATATGTATATTATATTATTATTTGCCTACATTTACACCTCTAGACTGGAGCATTCGCTTTGCTTTTCTAACAATTCTAGTGTAATAACTTCGCTTTTGACTGGGACGACTTCCCTTAAAACGAACTCTCTTTGTTTTACCATTTTTTGAACGCATCGTCACCATTTTTCCCTTTGATTTATAGGATTTTTTAGACTTTCCCCATTGCCTGGCTCGAATGAAGGCAGCCCAAAGTCCCTTCTTATTTACTTTACATGTATTTTTTGCGCATATAGGGAAATTAGGATGTTTCTTATTTCCCTTTGTTTTTGTTCCTAAAAAGCATTTTTTTCCACACTTTTTGTACATGTGTGTTTTTTGCGCACCTTTGGGTGCGATTTCCCTCCAACCTGACCATGGTCTAGCATTACTACTATTATAATTCTTACGAGTCTTGCTAACACGTGTATATGAAACCATTCTTATATATATATAGAATACAAAAATAAAATTGATTTGATTTTGAATAAATAGGAGTCCTTTATCAAACAAATTTTAGTAAAATCTTAAAGATATTTTACCATTCAGTTTCAATACCTAGCCCGTGATTGATAGAAATGGATTCGTATAGCATGTACAATCATAACTTCATCTTTTCAATAGACGAAGACAGATGTAATGAATGTGACGAAAATCGAGTGAAAGAATGTTGTAATAAATGCGGAGAGGGACTCTGTTTAAGTGTATCATGTTGTCAAACGTTTCCACATCACCAGAACGATCTCTATATTATTTGTAATGCGTGTATTACTGATATCGAACAAAAACTGCGCCCTACTACGGTTGATATATGCGATTTACAATTGCTAAAAAATAAAATTAGCAAACGAATGAAAGTGAATATGAAAAAACTGGAATATTCGGTACGAGACCGAGAGAAAGATGTAAAGCAAGAACAAAATCAACATGTAAAGCAAGAGGTAGATAAAGATGTAGAAAATGAATTGTAATACGATAACTAAATAAACAACAAAATATCCAAAAAAAGAACAGAGAATAATCGCCTTTTGTTATTTTTTGTATAAAAATATAACGGAATATATTATATGGCACATAGAAACTGTTTTAAAAATCCGAATGATAATTTAAATAGCGGACAGTACATTGATAGAAAAAAGTCGAAAGCCATTTATAAGGCATCCGTTGATTTGGCCAATCACGATGGCGTGTATCATAAAAAGGGTCCTCTTGGACAAAACAAGGGTACTTATGTAGGGGATGTCAATATTAGTAGGGATGGTAAGAAATGTTTGATTGGAGCAACCAGTTACGAAACATTGCTGGCTGTTACAAATGGTAAATATTTAGAACAACCAGTCTCTTTCGATATTCGCGAATCACAAGAATTGTGGTCAGGTTCCGCATACAAAATGGATATGGACAGTAATGTCTCTATCTTGTCGCATCCTGATGGGAGTGCCAACACATTTTCGTATCCACCTGGCATTTTGGCAAACCAAACATATCCCTTACTAAATCCTCCTTCCGACCAAGGAGTCATCGTTGATCCATGTTACACAATTTTTTATCCAAACACTCCTGGATTTAATTTATTAAACTCCAGTGGTAATTGTTATTTGAAAAATGAAAGAGCGTATCAACAATATCGCACACCAATCGTACAGTCACATTCGTACATTAAAAACTATATCAAATCCAAAAATGGTTATGTAGGTAATTATTATTACCCAAAACCGTTCTCTTTTGATTGTTGTAGTAATTTTGTAGAGAACATTTATAATCCAGTCATCGTACAGTCACCACTTCCACTAGAGGAAGAGATTGTAATAATAACAAATAGTCAAGAAGTTAAGAATGTATTTATAAATAACATTGATGGACTAGCTGAAAATACTGTTATTACATCTACCGTTCGTACTCCAACCCCTGAAGAAAATGTATCTGGTAATATTGAATATGTAGTAAGCATTACGATTGAAGATGTCGTTTTTACTACACTGACAAGTGATGATAAAAATGATATTATTGCTGATTTAACTAGTCAATATGCAACCGATTTGGACATCGATTCAAGTCGTATTAACATTACATTGAAATCTGGATCGCTTATAGTCGATATTCAAATTTTATCTTCTCCTCAACCTCAGCCAGAACCTGAACCAGAACCTGAGCCTGAACCAGAACCAGAGCCTGAGCCAGAACCAGAGCCAGAACCGGAACCGGAACCGGAACCAGAACCAGAACCAGAACCAGAACCAGAGCCTGAGCCAGAACCAGAGCCAGAACCGGAACCGGAACCGGAACCAGAACCAGAACCAGAACCAGAACCAGAACCTGAGCCTGAACCGGAACCAGAACCGGAACCTGAGCCTGAGCCTGAACCGGAACCGGAACCGGAACCGGAACCAGAACCGGAACCAGAACCGGAACCGGAACCAGAACCGGAACCTGAGCCTGAACCGGAACCTGAACCGGAGCCTGAGCCGGAACCAGAACCTGAATCAGGATTACTACTTATGGTTGATCAACCAAACAGCAATGGTAATTTTGGCATAGGTGAGGGGATGTATATATATCAAAGTTTTACAGCGACATTATCATGTAAACTTAAAAAAATATTATTTAGTCCTTTTAGTCCATCAGGGACTTTTAATGTAACTGCAACTATCATAATTCGTGAAGGTGAAGGTATAACTGGAAACAGTTTGTATAGTAGTACTTGGACTAATATCGGTGCTACTGGAGAATGGAATGAGTATGAACTAACCAATAATGTTAATTTAACAAATAATCAGAAATATTCAATTCAATTAACAAATTTAAATTTCATATCTGGCAATATGGGACTGTTTTACAATACCACCAATCCATATTCAGGTGGTTATCTGATAAATTCAAACGATATCAGCAACATAGATGGTGATCTAAAGATGCAGATTTGGGTTATTGAGCCTGAGCCTGAACCTGAACCGGAGCCGGAGCCGGAGCCGGAGCCGGAGCCGGAGCCTGAGCCGGAGCCAGAAGCAGAACCTGAACCTGAACCTGAACCTGAGCCAGAACCGGAGCCAGAACCTGAACCGGAGCCAGAACCAGAACCAGAACCAGAACCAGAACCAGAACCAGAGCCTGAACCAGAGCCAGAACCAGAGCCAGAACCTGAGCCGGAACCAGAGCCTGAACCTGAGCCGGAACCAGAGCCGGAACCAGAGCCAGAACCAGAGCCAGAACCAGAACCTGAACCTGAGCCTGAGCCTGAGCCAGAACCAGAGCCAGAACCTGAGCCGGAACCAGAGCCAGAACCTGAACCAGAACCAGAACCAGAACCAGAACCAGAACCAGAACCAGAACCAGAACCAGAACCTGAGCCAGAACCTGAGCCAGAACCTGAACCTGAACCAGAACCTGAGCCAGAACCTGAGCCAGAACCAGAACCAGAACCAGAACCTACTTTTACAAATACTGTTGTATTTCAAAATAGAAATATTGTACGGTTTGATGGTACTGTCATATCAGACATTGAGAGTCAAGTTAATAATATGTCTCAAGAACAACTTAACACAGGTAAATCATTACCTCTTACAAATGGAGATTCTATACAGTATCCACCAACATCTTCGTCCAACGATTGGGATATTTATTGGCATACAGAAGTTGTTATTAATATTTCACCATCAGCCTATGTGTTATATTATACGGATACAAATGATACAAAACAATATTTGAAATTTAATGATCAAAACAATGGTTCTGGTATTACAGAAACTATAGAAGATGCTACTGTATTAGAAATTAAAACAAATAGTTCTGGATATCAATACTTTTACATACCAACATCTATAGTTATCGTAGTGCCTGAACCTGAGCCTGAGCCTTACGAATTAACATTTTATATTGCGGCAAGAAACGGCATTTATGGTCCAAATATAACTAATGTGTATTATATTACAGATACAGATAGTAGTTACAATGTAGCAAATATAGTACAATCCGATCTGTCAAATAATATATGGAATAAAATAACACGTAATATTCCTTATAATGAATCAACGGAAGACGGTAAAACTATTACATTATGGTTTAAAAATGAGTTACATGAAGACTTATCAAATGGAATTTCAAATGTAAGTTTAACAAGAAATAACGTCCAATATATTATTAATGGTAATTTTTCAGATAATACATTACCAGATAATAGTTCCAATTATATTGATAATGCGAATGATTGGCCAGGTTCTTATGCATTAGTAAAGGGAAATGGTGAAATTAAGGACCCATGGGATTTTCCTCTACCAGTACCATTACCAGTAGCAAATCTAGATGCAAATACTATTATATCTTTGCAAGCCATTTCCTCCACATCACAGAGTATAATTTTATCAACAACCATATTTACATATAGTGACGGTACTACATCTAGTAGTTTGGACAAATCATTAACAAACTTATCTTATACTATTCCTGATGGTCAATCATTAACTGGTGTTAATATTGGAACAAATGTTACAAGCATTGCCAGTAATACATTCAATGGTACAGAAAATTCGACATCCATTAAGCTGACAGCCGTATCCGTTATCATTCCCACTAGTGTTACCAGTATAGGAAAAGGGGCGTTTGTAAATTCAGGAATTACGGATGTATTGTATAACGAAAATAATACAACGTTGGTATATTATCCTCCAATACTCACAGGAACAGCATTTACTATTCCATCCACTGTAACCACTATTGCAGGTAGTGCGTTCCTAAGTGTGACAAATTTAACCTCGATTACCATTCATAATAATGTAACCACTATTGGAGATATTGCCTTTCAAAATTGTACTTCTCTAAACAGTATTAGTACAATGCCAATGTCCATAGCTAAGATTGGTTCTAGAGCATTTCAAAATACAATAATCACTGAAATTCTGTTTATGGATGACGAATATTCTAACGTAACATCTAGTAGTTTCAATAGCGACGCATTTAACGGTTCAAATATAACTAGTTTTACAATGACAGAAGCAGTGGCAAACACACTAGGTGTAATGTTTAGTACTAATGACGATGGAGATTATGGTGCTTTCGGTGTATCATTTTATGGATTAGCATCAGTCGATATATATAGTCTAGTACAATCAGACGTACCAGAGGGACAAATAATAACAGACGCAATACTATAGTGATAGGCAATGGACTAGATATACGGTAAAGAGTAACCGAAAATTGTGAATGAATTCACATAAAATATATAATAAAAAATGTAATTATTTTTTACTATATGAGTTGGAACAAACGGATTTAGTTGGAGCAAACGGATTTAGTTGGAACAAACGGATTTAGTTGGAAAAAACGGATTGAATACTGGTACAATTACCTTTGTCAAATACAGCCGAATATTGAACTTCGTATGGCATCGTGCTGGAGGAATTACTATAAGTGAAAACCCATGATAATGAAGCTTGTGAAGCCCCACTTTGAATACAATGATAAATTGTATCTTCAAAACTTGAATAGGAACCGCGATTGATTGAAAGTTGTTGTGGAAAAATATTGAGGGGTTGATTACCATAACCGCCTAGACGATTAGCCATTATATGTCCAGCATCGCAATTGGAAGCGCCATCATCTTCGAGCATACGCGAATATTTCTGCGTACATTCAGTCGTACCAGTCCCTTTATCGAGTGAATCAACCAAAACAACCCCTTCAGCAGACGAAACTACTGTAAAATCATTCTGGTTAATATATGTGTAGTGAATAGTTGAATATCCTCCACCCATAACTAAAGTATTGACGCCAACAGTTGGACATTGAACTGTTGTACATATACATGAAGTAGCATCATACAGGGCATAAGATGTAGTCTGAAATGTAAATAAAAGAGCCATAGCTAGTGAAGAGATAACCTGGAGCATGTATAATTTAGAGCAATATAAAATTGTATAATACTTTACAAAATACTTTGCAATATAAAATTATTTTATTATATAAATGAATATTTCATTAAGTGGATGTTTGACATTTACTCTTTTATTGTCGATTTTTAATTTTGCGCGTACTACAGAGCAACTATCATTTAGCGGTGGTGGATCATTTGGAGCAGTAGAAATTGGAATACTAAAAAAAGTCAGAGAAAGTTATCCGGTAAAATATGACAGATATACAGGCATTTCAGCAGGTGGATTAAATTCAGGGTTTTTATCACATTATGAAGATATAAGTGAGGGTATTGAGGAATCCGAAAAAATATATGGTTCGCTTCGAAACAGAGACATCTATGAAATTTTACCAGAAACTGGTTGCTCGTTATTGAATACGAAACCACTGCATAAAACATTGACAAACATAGTAGAAAATATGGCAAGTGAACCAGTAATAGATACAATGATAGGTGCTGTCAATTTACATAGTGGTAATTTAGATATTTATAGATACAATGATAATACTAAAACAGAGGACAAGGTATTGTTATTGATGTCTACGTCAGCTATACCAGTGGTGTTTCCGCCGGTAACCTACAATAATTCTATCTATGTGGATGGTGGAACACTAAGCAATGAGTTATTGGATATAGTTCATTCACCGGATTACTTGAATATAACATTCATAAGTCCATATGGTCTTATGGTTGAAAATGACAGTCCATTAAAATCAATAAAAGATGTTGTTTTAAGTGTCTTTCATGTTGTAAAAAAAAACTTCAACAACCCATTTATACGATTAAACCATAAATGTGATAAACCATATGGAGAGATAAACTACTACTATATCGATGACGGATTGTTACATGATTACAATATGCTGAATTTTGATAATGGAAAGGAGTTAATATCAGTTGGATATGCGAATATGAAAAGTAAAAAATATCAATTGTGTTAATATTTTACCTGACTATGACTTATCTATTATTTCTATATAGGTAAGGATATGATTTGAATTCTAGTATTGGTATAGTGATGTAGCCGACATGGTAAATGACCAATTATTACCGTTTAAATTGACAGTATATCCTTGATCATCGACTAGACGAACACGAAACCGTTCCAAATCAACTGGTCCAAAATATACACGTTCGGCGTCATGTAAATTAAAATCATCAATCAACACTTTTCCAGGTACGAGTGTATTTATTCCTTTTAATGGAATATGTGCTAATACGTTTGTATTGGTAGGCGATGTCAAACGATTATGTTGCGTTTGAGACCGTGATTGTGTTGTCGAATTCAATGTGAATAATTGTGCCTGTGTTAAACGTCTAGGAGCGTTCTGAATATAAGTAGGAGTTTTTTTGCTCGAACCAGCAACTGACTCGCATCCACTAGCAGAAATGGCCAAATCAGCATTCCAGTAAGACGGTATCTCAACTGCTTTTTGCGTGGGTGTAATTCCAACCAATCCTTTATTTAAATGATTTTGTTGAAAATCGTCTAGTACCAGCAAGAAATATTTGGGTCCAACGACGTCTGTAAATGCTTCCGATTCAATAGAGTTATTTATTCCACCGGAGGCATCCAATGTATATATCATTTGTCCATATAATGCTTCTTCTTTTGGTATGTTTGTATTGCCTCTAAACCCTAGTATCCATCCCAAATTGTTGTTGAATTTCGGCGTTGTTTTGCAGTTTGGATTACATACTAATTGTCCTGATGGATCGTAAAACGTGATTGTAATTGGACCAGTATTATTATTTGTAATGGTGGTTTTTCCACTAATTTGACTATACGAGATATCGATGTTTGAAATATCCGTTGGTAACGAACTAGTGATGATTGTTTGAATAGCCTCAGTCAAACCACTTGGTGAATAATTACCAGACGCAATAGAAACAGCACTACCATCGATAAAAAAACAGCTATTACTGCGCCAATCTGCGTCAATAAGATACCATGTATAGGGAATTTGATACGACGTTACCTTGATATTAATTGCCTTATGAATTGGGTCACTCAAGTCAAGAGTGAAATTAGTTGGCGACGATGGACTGTCCGGATCAGGAAGAAAGGGTAAAATATTTTCTCTATATTGACTGTCAATGTTAATGAGGCGAGTAGTCGTATTCTTCAAATTTGGATTGAGTTGTCCTTGGGCGACCGGTAGTTGATAGTCGTTATTAACACCCAATTGATCTCGATTCATAACAAAATGCCCATCCTGATTGAAAATCTGTACTTGCTGTTTTCGATCCGTCGTTTTATCGGCTTGATTTGGATCGGTATTTTGTTGCGATGCGTTTTGATTTTGCCATAAATTGCCTATTTGAGACGTGTCCTGATGTTGGAGATTCTCAGACTCTTCAGAATCCATGTCTTCCAATAATTGATTTTGAGCTTGTTGAAAAAAATTAGCCAAGTCGTAATTGTTATCACTAGTATAGCGATGAATTAATGGTCTAGTAGCATCTATAATATCATCATAATTGATGTCCTGATCATCTGACAAACTTAATAGGGACAGTAAATCTTCTTGGCTATAATTTTCAATATTTAAATCCATGTCTGAGGCTGACATTCCTATACTTATATATAATGAATAAGTAGTTTTTATTATCTATGTTTTATTATGTATATTTCTTAAATATGTTGTTTAAACATGGTACAAAGTCGAATCCGAATTTATTATGCGTTATCCAATCAGGCAACGCCGTAATCCCTTGCGCTCGCTTACAGTGTCGTGCGCCTTTGAATAATAACTGCTCAAGAACGAAAATGACGCGTTTGTCGTATTCGTCCATAATTTTGTCCGTGGTCAAATGTTTGGAACCTTTGTAGATATATCGATTATAATCCATATCGGAATATATTCGATAATTCTTATCAAGTATATTTCGATTTACGAATAGACCAATGCCTTCTATTTTGTTTATGGAATTGTTCATTTCAATGACATAAACATGACTTTCTAGGGGTATTTTCTCCTTAATTTTTATCGGTGTTCCATACAAACAACCTGTATGTCCGATTCTTGATTTATACATGTTGTTTTGTTGGTACGTATCATCGTTGAAACGTGTTGTCGCAATAAATTTATTGGACATGTATTGAAGTTGGCTAACTTTTGACTAAATGATTTTGTTAATATTCTTGTATTATGACCAATTCTTATCGTTTTTTGTTTTCAATTTTTTATGAAATCTCTCTGCTCATCTCATTTTAAATCGAATATATAATATGGAAAAGATAATAGAAAAATACAGATAGACGAGGTATATGGTTCCATTGTATCGATTCTCGTCGTTAATAGGATAACCAAACATTACTAAATATGGGTCAATGATATTAATAAACCGATCACTATCCAATTTATATTCAATATTAGAAAGAAAACATCCGTTCAGATACGTGAATAGACCCCAAAATAAAAGAGAGACCACTAAAGCAACTATACCTAGCCATAGTGGCGCAAGCAAGCAGATGATATACACTATATAGGGTATCATAAAATGGATAGCTTTGACGACGAAGGCGGATATATTCGGAGGATAGGATGTATCTAATATTTTATCGTACAAATAATTAACCAACTGTTTTCTGTATTTTTTTCTATATTCCATATCAAACAATGTATTCATTTTAGTTGTATTTATATTTATCCTTAGATTTACTTTGCAGTATTTTTACTTGAATCTAGGTAGTGCCTTTTTCTTAGTTCTCTTTTCTATGCGACAAAAAGGCTTCTCTTACCGATTGAACATCATCTTTGTATGTGACACCATTCCATTGACCAGATGTTTTAAACAACTCCATAGACAGAATATTTTGTTTCATGAGAGAATTTAAAAAATTGGGTAACAATGCTTCGACCGAAGCGTCTCCCATATGTTGAGATTTAAACTCATTTAATTCTTTGTCTATAGACGAGAGAACGGATGGCTGAAGTAGCAGTAAATTTACACTGACATATTGATTTTCCAGATCATATTTATTGTAATAATCTCTCTCAATGTTTAATTTCTCTTGTAATTTAACGACCTTTTCTTCTTTATCGACGGATATAAAGGCGCGATTGGCTTTTTGATTGCCTGACAAAGTTGAACCTAAAGTAAAACCAATGATGTAATTCTTGGATAGATCGCACACTTGGCCAATGAGTTGAAATGTTTTGCTGTCATATAAATCGTCACTGTTCAAGAGAAGGAAGGGTGTATGAATATGTCCTTTGGCTGAAGATACCGCGTCCGCTGTTCCCCACGGCTTGGACCGGAATCCTGGAATTTCTTGGATGTTGAAGGTGATATTTTTACAAATGTCATGCTTTTGATTCACCCTTTTCACTTCCTCCATAATTTTATCCTTGTTTTCTTTATTGACAACAACATGAATTTGAACAATAGGAACGTGATACATCATTTGACCTATAGACATTTCAAATAGCGTTTCCTCGTTGGGACCTATTTTACTCAGCATCTTGGGTTCTCCCCCAAACCTAGACGATTTCCCTCCGGCGATTAATAATAATGTCAAATCTTTCATTATTATTAACTATATCGAGTTATGTTTATTTTAGTTTTTAATTCATTAAATTAACTATATTCATTAAATTCATTAAATTAACTATATTCATTATTTACACAAAAATGTCCATCAGAATTCTTCCCCACCGTCTAATGATTCTTCGATAAAATCTCCTAGATAATTTATCAGATCAAAACCAACCCCAGGGCTAAGTGGAATAGCAATAGTTGCATCTATACCTAACGATTTATCACTATGTATAGTATCAGACACCTTAATATCTCCTCCTACTTGGAGTTTGATTGATTTTTCTTCAGGACATATTAATATATCGAAATTTATGTCGCCGTTTATAGAAAATATCCCCAATTTATCATCCATGGTTATTTTACCTAGTGGTATTTGGGCGTATAATTGTACTTCACCGTTAAAAACTTTACTTGTAAATATAATCTCATCCGGTATATCTATATTTATATCAACATTGTGACCAACAATATCGCCTTTAAGTGTAAGTTTTATATTTTCTACTATCCACGAAGTTAGCATACCTATACTACCAACATTATCTGCTACAATTAAAGCTCCGTCACATTCTATAGTCTCATTATATTCAACACCATACGTTATATTAGACGTTGGTATCCATGTAATTGCTGGCCAATCTTTGGTCCTTACCTCTCTTGAACACCAATACCTTTTTTTAAAAAAATCATTGGCGTTATACCAATGAAGACTGGGACCACAATAATATGGCCATGAGTGTTCTATATAATGAGCAGGCGTTGATAGTCCAGAATATGACTTTTTTCCAGAGCTGTCAACTGAGTGCTTGTATGTATATAGTGGTGAATCGCCTCCAGACACTTCTATTTTAAAGGGAGCTGTACAAGTCATTATATAATATTATACTACATTATAATGCCAGCAAATATTAAAATTACTACTGCTCAATTATTTGATAATAATGATGCTTTAGTAAATATAGAACATTTACTAAATACGCATGCAGATATAGAATCTTTTACCTATGTTGATTCTAGCAAGATGTATATGTACGAAAATACTAGTTGTCAAATAACTCTTCCAAATGAATTACATATACCCTTGTCAAATATGCCAGATTATAATACATCTAGTACTAGTAATAAAGAAAAGGCTACACACGTTCTTACTGAAATAGCAAGCTGGTCACCAATGATAGTTACAATAAATGGAGTTAAAAAACATGTAGTTTCTCATGCGGAATATGGACAGACTCTAGGTTATTTTACTGATAACGAGGCAAGCACTATTCCGAATGAATGAATGAAGCGAATATTATATTGAAGAGAAACGCAAAAAACAAGGTTAATCATAATAAAAAATATAATAAAAAATATTTTTTATTATATCAAAATGACGTATGCGGTATAGTAAAAATCGATTAATTATCTTATGGTCTATAACTGCATGGTATTTGTATCTGTATAGCTACACCTATATTTGTTGATGAAAGTTCTCCGTTAAATGACGTTTCTTTCATAGATTTATTATTATCATCTGACTTTTTTCGCTTTATTGCTAAATATACCATTCTACCAATAGAATGGTAGGCTGTATGCTTCATGTTACGTATATCGGTAATATCTGCGTTTAAATGACGGTGAAATGCCTGATAGGCTGGTAGAGGGCCGATGCTATTTTCTTCGTCAATATCTATATACTGTAAAGGATTATAAATAACTTCGTATCCAGATGTGTGATTATTAGCATTATTGTATATGGTTGCTATAATATGGTCATCAAGGCTTACATTTGTAGGAACCTTTCCTTTTAAATATAAATATTCATAGATATCATCCTCATTAGAAGAAACATACTGTAAATTAACATTACCTTTTAATGTAAGATTGTTTATCCTCATCATAATTATATATATATATATATGTAATATTTTAATATGTCATTATTTACTCGAAGAATTTATATTTCTTTTTGTAATATCTCTCTACGTAATTCTTTTCTTCTTCAGTGAGTCCAAATAATTTATATACATCGATGTTTTCATTGTTGTACATTTCGATAGCCTCTGGTATTTTTGAAAAATCAGGGATATACTCAAATACATACTTTTCCAGATAGCGCATTCGATATCTCGTTGTCTCAAATAAGAATAAAATTAAAGTAGTAGAGAGAAATTCCTTTATTAATTCGAGATTTTTTACCGATTTATTTTTAATTAAATAATTATCTCTCGAAGAAATGCCATATTCCCCTGTTTTATCTATATATGGAAACCCATACATCTTATGCGCCATGATTATTTTCGGTTCTCCGTAAAAAGGTTGCTCCTCATCACTGTATTTGAATTGTAATTGTGGTTTTTTTGACGCCTTGTTAATAGTTGTAGTATGAACGTTTTGAAAAGGATGAGTAAGAGAGAATATATCCTTTAATATCGTCCCTTTTTTGGGCATATTGGATTTATTTATTTTTAATTTACCGTATTTCTCTCTTAGAACTAAGAATTTATTTACTATTGAAGCAAAGCACAAAGGTATCGGTATGTTTTCTTTTAGTTTAAAATCAACGTATTCCTTTTTTTGGTTATCATACAGTTCTATTTTTCCCTGATTTTCACTTTTTATCAATAAAAAATCACACAATGGTGTTTGAACCTGATAATTAAATATCTTCATGACCTCACTTGCGCTCCACGCATGTAACCGTTCTATCTTATATTTCAATAATAAATCATACATGCCTGCCTTGTCTGGTTTCATCCATATGGAAGGAACAACGACATTCATCATTCCTCCTTCTTTCAAGAGAGAAATGTTCCTTCTTAGAAAGTCAGGCCAAATGGTTTTACCATCCTCTTTTTTATCTATAACCGTATTTGTAGGCACTTTCTTGACTCCACCGCTATTATAAGGTGGATTTCCTATGATAAAATCAAATTGTAAATCAGTAGTCCATTGAAGATAATCATCATGGTATATATTTGCTTTTTCACCGAATTTCTCTCTAATATGAAGTATATTGTTTTCGTTTATTTCCACCATATAAATCATATTATTGATGATATGTTGCTTTCTCTCGTCTGGGTCGTCAATGACATCCTTGAGTAAATTAAACAATATGATAAACAAACAAAAACTAAAATTGCCTCTACCAGCACCTGCGTCTAACCACTTACAATCTTTATTCTTAGCAATTTCTACTGGTATAGATGATAACATTTTAGATAAGAATATATAAGGCGTATGTACTTCACCATATTTATCCTTTAATTCACTGTCGTACTCTACATATTCTGGAAACTTTTCTACTAAATTGGTATCACTAATATCAATGTTTAAAAGAGACATTTATATTAGTATATAATCATTTTATTTATCTGACGTTTTATCGCGTACTTTATCTCGCCCTTTTATTTTTACGGGTTTTGCTTTTTCGCTCTCCATGTTTCTTAGTTTTGTTTTTAGTTTGATGCTTTGCTTCCTTTCTGAAAATCGTTTCGGTAATATCCTTTTCCTTTTTCAAGATTAAATCCACTATATTCTGATAAAAGCTGCGGAAATTTTTCTTTTCTTTTTTTAGTTCGCCGTAAGAAAACCAACGAATTTTCGATTTCTCCAACAATCCGTTATCCTTTTTATGCTTTACGTGCGGCAAATAACGCGAGAAAAACTCATAATTATTTTTATAGTAAAACGGTAATTTAGCATCATAATCCATCATATAAATATAAGTCGTATATGTTTTGAATTGTAGTGTATGTATTTTATGTTTTTTTACTTCCTTTCTTAATTGTTCTGCTGAACCTAAAAATCCATTGATTTCTTCAGAACCTTCTCTCAACGCCGTATCAAAGGAAGACTCACCATCTTCGGCGCCGCCGCCAAAATCAGCCCATCCAGGGGTATCATCCAATTCATTTTCTTTCCCAAATAAAAAATGGACTTGGCCATTTTTTATTGCGACTGGTAATATTCCACCGCCGCCCATGATAGTATTACTATATCGCTATATTTTTTATTTTTATATTTTTGATTAGGTGAAGTTTTTTATTATGTTTAATTTTTTTTATGTAAGTTACATTTAATTATTTCCGCAATAGTTTGCAGTCATCCACGTCTTGTGTTCGTAACGTGCTACTTCACTATTGTCAATAACTGTCTTATTTGGATAATGAGTTTTCATACCAAAAGAGATCACTTCTTCTTCTTCCTCTTCTTCAAATGTATCTTGAGAATAACTAAATAGTGAATCATCTTCCGGATAAACCTTTGCGTACATAGGTGGCTTATGTAATGTACCATCGTCATATTGATATGCTGTATTATCATCTACATCAACGACGGTAGGTAATATCCCACCATTAGAGTAAGAGCAATCTAGTTCATCGATAGTCATAGGTGACATATTTCCCCTGCTGTATGTTTCCTCAACACTACCGGTTTCAATGTCTTGGTCCCACTCACATTCACTTCTGTACTTGACCGGAATATATTCGCGTTGATAAAGTTCTTCATATACGCAATTTAGTTCGTCTTCTAATTCCGAAATTTTTTCTTGAATCCATTCGCTTGCTCCAGTAATAGTATCTGGTACAAAATTTTCTGCTCTGTTTTTATAACTATTAATAATAGTAGTTGAATTATTAGGCAGAACCAACCAATACCATGGATCATCATAGATTAGTTTAGCATCTACGTTTGGATCTTCTACTTGTTCTCTAAAATGTATAGATGATGAATTAGACATGTTCCATTCGCTAAAATGGACAAACGCCATTTTATAGGAACTACCATCTCGTCCGGTCTTCCAGATGATATCCATGTTTTTTACCTTGCCTAGCTTGAGTTTCTCAAATGTCCCTACAATTTTTTTATTAGGAATATTATGAAATATGCGGGGGATACATACGGAGAAGACTGACATATTTGAAATAATTGTTTAACTGTATAAGTTTGTTACTCTTGTATGAAAAAGTATTTGAACTTCAATTTTTTATAAATTAAAAATTGAAGTACGCGGTGAGTTATTCGTTATTTTACTCAACGTAATTACGAAAATTTATACATAATATAATGGACGTTCAATTTAGAAAACGCAAGACTGGTAAGGACAAGGAACGTCGGACACGTGAATTGTATGGTAATCACAGCACCAAACATGTCCGCATTCAAGAACAATGTCAAGAAAATCATTTGAAAAATATACAACAAAATCGAATAGACGATTCTACAAAAGAATCACATAAAGGTAAAGGTGGAGGCAACAATGATACTCAAAAAAGAAACGGAAAAGGTAAATCAACTAAAAGCAAGAAAGATAGTAAATAAAAAACAAATAACTAAATGAGCTAATAAACAAGCTAAAATATAAGATGAGAAATAAACTAAGAAAAAAAAGAAACAAAATTTGAATAACGAGAACTACACACTCTTCTTTTTTGTGTAAGTCTAATGATCTCATTACTTACTTCGCTAGCGATGTCATTTCTGTTTCCAAATCCACAATCAGATCGGCTATTTGTTCTGTTTTCAAGACGAATTACTCTATCTACATTCTGTTGCTGAATTCTTTTTATTTGTGCTCTCTGTTCATAGCGAATTTCTCTATCGGTTTGTACTGTAAGACCCTTTGTCATTATATACATTGATAGGTGGTTTCTATTTAAATCATTTGTAAAATATATTATTACCATATACCCTGTATCTATTATGTGTTACTTGTCAACAAAAAGAAATGTAAAGCAGCATAGGCAATAATAATGCCAATACCAACACCACCTAATGTCGCGATTAATAAAAATACCAGAATACTAGCAAATAACCATTTGATAAACGAATATGCCGTATTTGATTCCATATATAATATAGTTGTATATTATTTCCTAAAAATTGAAGTATTATATAATCGAAATAATAGACATATAAGCATAACATGACGGAATATTTGGATAATATCAACTATAAAGACACCATACCTTATATTCCAAATGTAACGTGTGGTAAAGTGATTAAAGTATATGATGGCGATACAATTACAATCGCCTCTAAAATGCCTTTTGACAATTCACCAATATATCGTTTTTCGGTAAGAATCAATGGCATTGATTGTCCTGAAATGAAGACAAGTAATAAAACAGAAAAAGAATGCGCGCTTATTGCCAAGACAACAATCAGTCATTTGGTTTTACATAAAATAGTACATTTACAAAATGTAAAACTGGAAAAATATGGGCGCATATTGGCCGATGTTACAATAGATAATATATCGCTGGGAGATATGCTATGCGAATGTCATTTGGCAGTGAAATATGACGGTGGAACAAAGGTTTCGCCAAGTGATTGGATAGCATATTATAATTCATCTACAACCAGACCTGACAAGTATTTACACGAATATACAAAATTAAATGTGAATAAGCAAGAAAAAAAGAATGAAAAATCGTCTATTCGTAAAATTACAATTTATATGATAAACACATTATCGAACTGTTTGTTTCGCAAAGAAGCTGAGTCGTCAAGCGCCTAAGAATACATACATTCAAACATTAAAGAACACGACCAATCCATATTATTTAAATTGATGATTCTACCATACTCATCATAGAGGGTGATTCGCATTTTTTCTATATTGACTGGTCCAAAATAACTTCTGCTTCTATTAATTTGCGAAGAAACACCATCTGTTTCACTTGTTTGATATACACCATTTGCATTACCAGAATTCGATAAATTAATTCTAGCCAAAATATTCCGGTTATTTATAGAGTCGCTATACGCAGATACGTAATAATTATTTACATTGTTATTGTAGTCGTCAATCGCTACAAATATATACTGGGGACCTTTGATGTAAAAAAGACCCTCAGATACAATGGCAGATGGTAAAATAATATTACTCCCTATAGTCGTTCCAGGACCACTATCATATACATTCATTCTATAACCTAGTTCCCATCCCAAAAAGAATGGCAATGGTTGATTTATTGTAGTCGCTCCATTACTATCTACCGCAAATACTATTTGAAAATCCAATTTACCAGCGTCGATTAAATCGATCAACGATGTAGCATCTATACCTGATACATCTAATGCAAATATACTTTTTCCACTTGTTGTATCGACTGTATATCGTAAATTAAAAGAAGCATCTGATTGAATGGTAACGCCGTTGTATATTGAATCAGTTGGTGTGATGGCGACTGACGACAATAAAGCACCATTCATAATAGATTCTATTTCTGAACCACCGCTACCAATCGGAGTATTTGTATTGTATGTTTGATAATTTCCATCAGGAATTTTGACCAATGCGCTATTTTGAAATTCACCACCAGAGTTATCCCAATTTACAACAAACGCATTATTACCCAAAGACTCGCTAATCGCGTAATACGTCAATGGTAATTCAATCGATGCTAAACGCATATTAATTACCTTTTCAAATTTATACGGTAATGTGATTTGTTGGTCAGCCGACGACGATTGGTAATAATTCGGTCTAAATCGTGAATCAATATTTACAGCACGTTTAATAGTGCGATAATTAATAGGATTTATAATACCAGGTGGAGCACCACCTAGACTACTTATATTTAACCCATCAGTTGGTTTGGAAGCATAAGCCTCTTTTACATCGCGTTCTTGTTTGATAATAAAATGATCATTCACTTCACTGACAGTATTTTTCAATTCGCCAAATGAATCTACATTGGTTCTGCTTAATTCAATTCCATTTGATATTATTTTGGAGAGCCGGAAAGAAGCTGTATCCAAGAAACTGGTAATTTTCACCTTCATCTCATTTGTTACTGAATCATCATCTACCAATTTCACATACAACTCATTTTTTTTAGAAGCAATGTCCTCAGGTTGATAAGGATAGGAGAGAGATAATATATCTTCCAATTCTTTGTCACTATAATCATTGATATTTAAAAGGAAAGAGTCCATATATATAAAATTACAAGTTTATTTTTATATCGGAATATGACTAAACTATGTTACAGCAATTTTTGAATGCCTCGTCGGGTTTTGTAGATAAGGTTGAATGAGAGTTGTTCGATAAGGTAAAAGAATTCCTATCTGTTCCTATTTTTTTTATACCATGACACTCGTCTATATAATCACTATTCATGATTTCGCTAATAAAACATGTAAATATTTCTTCTAAATGGTGAAATGTATCGTATTTACAAGAAATCTCTCTATACGATACATTATATCGTTGAATCAGATTGTCTATTTCCGATGTATCTGTTTTATTTGATAAATCAGACTTGTTGCCTAATAATAATATAGGATGATCATGAGAACATTTCTTATCATGTAGTAGTGTATTTAACCACGATTCGAGATTCTTACATGTACTTGGAACTGAAACATCAAACATGAGTACAATACCACATGTATCTCTAAAATAAGACCTAACAATAGAGCGAAATCTTTCTTGTCCAGCAGTGTCCCATACGATGATTTTGATACGTTTATCGTCAATTGTGTAGTACATTTTGGTAAAATCCACACCTATAGTAGAGCAGGCAAAATACGCGCTATTATTCTGTATTTTATTAAAAAAAGACGTTTTGCCTACATTCGTATCCCCAACTATTAATAATTTTAATGTATAATCTATTTCACTTGTCATATAAAATAATTATACATAATTTTATATTATATGATTTATATGAATAATACTGTTCGCATTGACTATTTATATTCCAATACATGTATTAAGTTCTTCGTTTTACTGCTCTCAAATTTCCTGCTTGACATGACGCACCTACGCGTCCAACCGCAGTATGCGGCTTGTAATACTTATTATTGCTCTTGATAAACGTCATAGGTACGCTCTTTAAAAAAATGGTGGATGAACCTTTACAACATCCGCTACCAATAACAAATTGTCCCATATATACTTTTCATCTATTTTATTTTTTACATTTATTGAAAAACATTTGTCGGAATTGAAACCATTCATCTTTATTTCACATGAATAAAAATAACAGTAATCAATTCGTCATTCCATCGTATCAAATATATCATTTAATACGTTATTGATTCTCAAGTAAATGTTTTTTCTACTTAAGGTAGTATGAATGGTAATAGTAACTATAATGATACAAATATCATCATTTTATTACCGTCTGGCTCCGCCTCAGCCACCTGGTCTGCCTCTAGCATCAAATACACCATTCATATTGCCTTTGAATATATTTCCATTAAAAGGTGATATACGTTGCTGTGATGGTTGTAACATACTATTCACATTTTCTAAACGAGCTCTAGGTTTTTTTGGTAGTGAATGCCCACTAGTTAATCTCATATCAATGCGCTGCGTCATTATATAATACATAAATATATTCATTTTATGTATTATAACCAACCACATTCTATGTTTTATGTAAAACAAAGACAAGATCTAGAATTGACAATACCATATGACTTGGTCTTGTTTCCTTGAACCGGTGTCAAGTTGGTATCATTTTGCGTTCGCAATGGACCCTTTCCTTTTAATCTAGCTAAATATCTAGCATAACTACCGTGCTTAATATCGACTCCCTTGCCACCTGGTGCTTGGGAACCAGGTCTATCACGTGTCAAGGAGCGCTTTGTTGAATTTCCGTGCGATGGAACAACCGTTATTCTCGAAACTTGTGAATTCGCAGCTAAAGCACGATCACTCATTTGATTCCAATTTACCCCAAAGGCGGATGTTGGTTTTTGTTCAGCTACTGTAAGCGCTGCCTTATTCATGGTATATTCTGATGCTGGAACACGTACTGTATTCCATATTCTTTTTTGTTCAGCTATCACATAGGAACCGGTTTTATCACAATATCCACAACTGGAATTGCTACACCCTTTACATTGAACTAATCCATATATTATTCCACCATTACAACTACAATCGAGTTCTTCTGTACCCATAATTATATATTACATTTATAATAAAATTGACTGTTAATATTCAAATCTTTTGGGTATTATCTAAGATAAAACGTATTATAATAAATGACATCCAAACATATCACGAATTGTCCTTGTTGCTTTAAAATATTTAAACGAAATGGATGTTATGAAAAACATATATTTACTTGTCAGAGAAAGAATGAAGAAGTTGGAGAGAAAATACCTAACACAAAGCAGCTGTATGAAATGATTACTATACTGACTGAAAAATATAATTCCGTACAAAGCGAATTGGAAAGTATGAAACAACATGTTCGCAATAAGAATAAGAAAATCGATGTTCTAACATGGTTAAATGAACAAAACAAACCGAGTCACAACTGGACTTCCTATATGGAAAATATGGATATTACTGTGTTGGACCTGGATTATATTTTTAAGAATGGATTTATCGATGGTACTATTGAAATAATAAATCAGTATCTAGGCAATAAACACGTGAGTGAAACCTTCAAGTGTTTCGAACAAAAGAAAAATATCATATATGTATTCGACCAACAATGGAAAGAATGTAAGCCAGATGATTTTAAAACGATATACAATATTATCTATAATAAAATGCTAGTTACTTTTGATGTATATAAAACGGAAAATGAGAGCAAGCTACGGGATGACCGTTTTCAAACGGAATATTCTGATAATTTTATGAAATTGCTTTGCGTGAATATATCTACAGATAAAAAGATTGTGCGTATTAAAAACAAGATTTATAGTGAATTTAAAGAAAACTTTAAAACTATTACGGAGTTGGAAATTTAGAGAAGTCGATGATTCTATATGTGGAAAATATAGTTTTACTATTTTTTAATTGGTGATATGGACGCATGGAAAAAAATTGAAGTAAAACTCTAGAAATAAGCATTCGATATACTATAACAAGTAATAGCAAAAGCTAACAGTAACAATAACAACAATCATGTCATCTTACGCCGCATTCATCCCAAGAGTCTTCTCCAATATCAGTGAAGAGCGCATCTGTAATGTATTTCACAACCTAAACATTGGTAGTGTAGAGCATGTCGATTTGGTTCCCAAGACAAGCGATAATGGTCAAAAGTACAACATGGCGTTTGTTCATTTCGCCATGATCTACAACACGGACGAAGCAAACAAGTTTCGTCAAGAAGTAGAAGACCCTGAAAAGAAGGCGATTCTACAGTATGATGGTCCGTGGTTTTGGCTAGTCCTACCTTTTGAGCAAAAGGAAAAGGAAAAGAAGCCTGTCGAGCAAGATAATCATTCTTCCACTATGAATACTAGGACCAATGAGTTTGTTCCAATCAATCCTCCAGTCCCCCCTCCATACGAATATCTGATGGCGAATATGGTGCCTGTTTGGATCATGACCACCTATGGTCCATCTTTACAGTGGGGTTGTCCTCAGTATAACACTATTCACACAGGTAATGGTAATACTCCTCCACCAGTAAATAATATGAAGATGGTTCCTCCACAAGTAGCATACGGTATGCGTAATCCTGGACAACGCCCACATCCTCGCAAGAAGATTCATGTTCCTCGTCATGCTAGGCAGTCAGATGAATCGCGTAGCGCTACATACGCCAAGGAAGAGAATCACGTATCATCTAATCTTAATAATAATAATAATAATAATAATAAGAAGAAGATGGTTGAAGAAGGAGAAGAAGTAGATAGCGACGATAATTAGGTATAATAGGTAGGTTAGGTAAATTGGTTTTGTAATTTAATAAAAAATAAAATAAATTAGGAAAGAATCCTTTTTTCTTGTATTATATTATAATGAGCAAACGCAGCAGCACTTCCACAAAGACAATAAATCCTTCTGGATTTTCATTCACTATAAAACATAAGGCACCATCGTCCGGTAATAGTATGTCTATTCCCAAAATAGATTTAAGCAAACCTGTTATCAAATTTAAAGCCAAATCCGCGTATAGCGGCAATAGTAGTTCTAAAAAGGGAGGCAGAAAAACACGCAAACATACGATGCGCAAAAAGACACACAGAAAAAAATATGCCAGAAAAACACACCGCAAGAAAAATTCATCAAAAACACGTAGAAAGAAATAAAATAAATATAAAAAGTAGTCGTTCGACCGAATAATTATAGTTATTAGAAATAGTAATAACTATAATTAAATCACATATGGTTGATTATGTTCATATAATTTGTATGTGTTTAGACAATAGGGTAAGATGGCTGCATAGCAATTCCACATACACCCTTGTCATTAGTGCTATCACTTCGCTCAATCTTAATGTAACCAGCATCTCCCCAAGTTGGACCCCAACTGTTCTTTACAAGCCAGTATTCAGTTCCAGACTCCTCGCCATATCCTACAATAAGAACACCATGATCCAAATTAGTACCACAAGCGTCTCCGGTTAGAACTCCGCCTGTATAAAGTTGAAATGCCTTCTTGTCTGCCTCAATGGCAATAGAAACAGGACCACGTGAAACAGCCTCCTTCAAATCAACTTGGTTATTCTTGGTAACATCAACACATCCAGAAATAGTTACGACTGGTTCGCATTTCTGACAATCACCTCCTTGAGCAGTATAAGGGTAAGCAGTCTCCAAACACATGCCATTATCCTTGGCATATTGGAAAGCACTGTCCATCAAACCACCATTACAACCATGATTTCCATAAGACTTGGAGCAATCAACTAATTGCTGCTCGGAAAGGCTAACAAGAGAGCCCTTGGAAATAGCCCAAGCTCCCTCCATGGCTCCAGTTGCGCTAAATGACCAGCAAGAACCGCATTGTCCTTGGTTCTTTACAGGATTTACTGCATTATGATCACGCCAATCATAACTGGAAGGAACGTCTGTAGAAGTTGATTTGAACTTGTCACAACCAGTAGAAAGAGGTCCTCCGACGCGAATTCCATTGAAGCGAGCAAACTCGTCCTCAGTTAAATCGGCAAAAGGAGTGACTCCCAACTTGTAGGAATGATCATGAGAATTATGTTCGCGAATATACTCCATATTTTCCTTGAATACTTCAAATTTCTTCTCGAACTCGATCAAGTTAGAATAAGATTTATCAAAACGTGTAATAAAATTTTGGAAATTTGACCAATGATCGGTAGCATTAAAAGCGGTTGCCACGGTGGTTAGGCATAAAGTAGCTACAACGGTAAATAACTGCATTATATACATATACAAATATAATTGTTTTTATATTGATTTCTATAATCGTTTAACTACATACACCGTGAATTATTTTTATTGTAGTGAAACTGACGGTTTCATATATGAAGGTACTATAATGATGGAAAATTATATTAATTGAAAATTATACTGAATTAAATTTAGACAGTGAATGATAAATTGAATTTATCCTTGAATTCTAATGAAGTATAAATGGGTATGTTTTTTTGCTTTGCAGCTTCTATTTTTCCGGTATCTTCATCCTTGTCCTTGACGATTACCGCAAATGTATTTTTGCTGACAGCGCTCGACTCTCTAACACCAAGAGATTTTAATTCCTCACTTAGTTCCTTATTGCGGAAACCAGTAATTACGATAGATTTTTCATACAATGGGTTGGTTTCATCGATTGTTGGTTGTTGTTGTAATCCTAGCATGGTTTCATTTAATTTATCATCCAGTTTGGCAACTTTAACAAATTCTAGAAATTTGGGAATGTTTTTAACAAACCGTTCTGCCGTCTTTTTCTCCATTCCACGAATAGATTTAATATTGGCTATTTTCTCTTCATCGCTTATTTCCGAAGTTACAATATCAGGATACTTGACAAGAATTGGTTCAATGCGCCTTTCACCAAAACCTCGGCCAAAAATATTCGATACCGCCATTAACTTTATCAAGGAAGCCTTTTCTATTTTATTATGTATCGATGTATATACCTTTTCAGCCATTTTCTTTTTAAATCCATCTACTTTTAGAAAATCCTCTTCACTCATTCCAATAATTTGCGGAACAGATGTATAACCAGCTGCTATTATTTTCTTTACATTTCCTGGACCGAGACCATCTACTTCCAATCCTTTGAAGAAACCAATAATATTTTTCTCTATAACAGTGTCGTCTTTTTCAGCATCTTCCAAGATAATATCTATATGTGTCTCATTCCATTTATATGCGACATCTGGCATCTTTGCCTTTTCAGCCGGTTCAATTACTGCCATAATATGAGGAATCACGTCGCCACTTCTCACCAATTTCACTAGAGCACCGATTCCTAATTTATTATCTTCTACAAATGCCGCATTAAACGCGGTTGCGTATTCTATTTTCGCACCACCTAAAACAACAGGCTCTATTTGAATACGTGGTTTCAAGTATCCGTCTTTACTAGGCGACCATAATACATTTAGTACCTTGGCTTCAGCAACTTGATCTGATAATACCATTTTAAAGGCGAAACCGTGCTCAGGATTCTTATCCGTACGATCATATATTTTATCATTGGTTACAATAACACCGTCAATCGTGTATTCATAGTTTTTTCGCCAATCGACCAATATATCTGATAACATATTGTTGTCTATATCTGATTTCACTTCATTTATTACTGTATATACTTCCTCTTTTTCCAACATGTTCATTTGTTCGCTAGGTTTTAGAGACGGGACAATGACTTCGTAGGCTACAAAATCAACATCTTTGAATCTATCTGGCTCAATCTTTTTCTGATTCACGATACCCGCTACCAAATTACGCGAGTTTGAAAATTCCGATTGGTATTTTTCGGCAAATGTAGCTTTTTTCATGATTAATTCACCACGAATGGTAATATCCTTTGTTTTTGGCAATCTCAAATAGGGTATTAAATGAGATATATCCTGACCGACTTTGCCGTTACCGCGTGTATATAACTTTTGTTCGTCGTGTTCTGTAGAATACATGGCACTGATACCGTCTAGTTTTGCGGACAATACATACGGTCCTGAATATTTTGCTTTCCATCTAGGGAGAGCATTTGTATCAGGCTTTATTTTATCCATGGAAGGCATATTATATGGCAATTTTACCTTGTTCTTTTCTTGAATGGGAGCACCAATTTGCTGAAGAACCTTGTTTTTAGGATACTTTTTTTCCATGTATTCTTTTATGATATCAAATTCATTGTCTGTCATTAACACGTTTTCACTATCATTGTAATATGCCTTTTGTGCCTCATCCAACATGGTAGCCAGTCGCTTTTCAGACAACATTTTAAGAGCATCCGAACCAGTTGCTTTGAACATGGCAATGTCGTTGTTGTCTGCCGACGGTTTGTGAACTTTGTTGTTGTTGTTGTCTGCCGTGTCTGCCGTGTCTGCCGACGGCTTCTTAACTTTGTTGTTGTTGATGTTGTTGTCTGCCGACGGCTTGATTGGAGCTTTGCCGACGTTGTTGTCCAATAATTCAACGGATTTATATCCTTCTCTCTGCGTAGGTTCTTTGTATTTCATTCCCAAAAAATCGAATATAGATTGTTCAGTAGGAAAGTCTATATCAACCTTCTCACCTTTTTTACCTGAGTCCATTTTTGAAAACCCATGTTCGTTAAGAGTGTATCCTAATTCCAATGCTCTCTGTCGCATTACCGTATTAAATGCCTTGGAGCCTGTAAAATACAATGTGGAAAATGCGTATTCACTAGGTTTGGCATAAAGAAAATCAATTCGACGCGGAATTGACTCGGTTGATTGTGGCAATTGTCCAATAGTAAGGCTTTTTGTTTTCCCTCTGGTTAATACTTCTATGACTACTTTATCGGCAATTAATTTATCCAAAAACGCATCAAATGCTTTGATATTGTTTTCATTATTTGTTATGATAATATCAATATCACCTGAATTAGAAGCCTCTCTGCGATAACTACCGACTATTTCATATTTACTTCCTTCGGGAACAGTCTCTTTAAAAGTAGCGTCAAATACCTTGTTAAACTCTTCAATTTCACTTCTCGGTATGCGCTTTTGTAATGGCTCGTAATATTGTAATCCAATTTTCTGTGTGTCATTTAATGTAGTCTCGTTATTTTTTAAATCCTCTATAGTAGTAATACCGTCCTCTACTAATTGTTTGGCTTTTTTAGGTCCGACTCCATAAATCTTTGTAAATAAATTCAAAGGGTTCTTGCGTTCTCTTTCTAGTACGCGTAATGTACCAGTTTTTTTATATTCTTCCAACTTTTCCATAATTGTTTTACCAATCCCTGGTTTTCCAGACAATTGTTTTACATCTGTAATATCGTCTGGAAAAGACATGATAGTTTCCGCTGTCTTTTTATAAGCGCGTGCTTTAAATGGCTCACCTTGTCTTGTCATTATATCCGCCAATTCATCCATTATATCGATTAATTCTTTGTTCATTGATTTATCTTTTGTTGATACCTTTATATCTATATCTTTCACTTTTTCTTCCTCTTTTTCCTCTTTTTCCTCTTTTTCCACGATTTTACTCTTGCTTTTGCTCTTGTTGTTACTCTTACTTTTAGTCGGAAACTTATCCACTATTTTTAATTTCCTCTTTTTTAATGTCTTAGTTAGTGCCTTTTTCTTAGTGACTTTTTTTAAGCTTTCGTTTGATTTTGAGTGGCTCTTTGAGTGGCTCTTTGAATGACTCTTTGAATGACTCTTTGAATGACTCTTGGTTGGACTCTTGGTTGGACTCTTGGAACGGCTCTTGACTGGACTCTTTGATCGTGATTTGAGGGAGTTATTGGAACGGCTCTTGGATCGTGCTTTGAGAGAGCTATTGGCTGGACTCTTTGAACGACTTTTAGTTCGGTTTTTACTCACATCATTTGAGGCGGAAATTGTATCTTCTTTGCAATATCCATATGTTTTCAATGTTCCTCGATCGGATACAGAGGTTGCGCATATTTTTCCTTTTTCGCTGTCAATACACTCCTTATTTTCTTTCCATTGATATTTAAATGGAAAGATACAATCACCTTCTTTTACCTTTTGGTTTTTTTCAATCTTTCCATGCTTGTTGATATTTGTTCCACGCATATACATATATATAAAATAACTATATTATTCTTCTTAAATATTCAACGGTATAAATAAAAATATTCCAATATTCTATATGGAAAGTTATATACAAAATAAGGGACAATATGAAACCAGTATTAATGGTGATGTTATTGATAATACAAAATGGAACATGGTATATGATGGTGAGGAGTTAGATTTAGAAGCTAAGCGAAACAATGAAACTGTTTATATGAAATTAAGCAATTCTGATATCATGAAACTATTTGAAGTTCCTTCTTATCATACACCAATTCGCGAACGCTTAGAATATGATTTACAACCTGAAAACCAGATTGACATTCGTCCTATTATTATGGAAGAAATGAAACAAATGACGTCTCCACGACATATCGGTCAAAAATCACCCCCCGTCAAAGCAAAAAAGGCGAGAAAAACGAAAAAGAACTATCGCCATTCGCATAGTAAAAGAAAACCCCATTCGCATAGTAAAAGAAAACCCCATTCGCATAGTAAAAGTAAAAGACATTCTCGAAGTAAAAGTAAAAAGGAACATCATAACACATCAGAGGTTACTCCTGATTTTATGAAGACAATTTATTAACTTATATGGTAACGGTACTACCAAAGGTAACATACATATATCAAGATTGGTTATTATTTACACAATATAATATATTTACAACTATTTTTGTATAAATATATATAATTTATTAACTATATAAATTATATATAATGTCAAATACTTCTAATCGATGGAAATCACAAGGAGGTATCAATAGAAGGGCTACAAATAATATTTTAAGCAATAATAAACAAGCAACAAATACTTTAACCATACCACAACAATTGGGTATTAGCAATACTACTATTGAACAATATGGTGACGTACATGATATATCAAATACCGTCTTAAATAATACTCAGATTGGAGGCATTTTGGACATTTCAGGCCAAATGAAAGTATATAATGAAGCCACTTTTCATGAAACTGCTTATTTTTATAAAGGAGTAGTTGATTCATGTAATACCATTATTTATGATACTAGCGCTGTAAATCATATTGATATTTTTACAACAAAAGATGATACTAATCATACCGCTTCTATTTTCATTCAAAATGCTCATGGTGTTCCGAATAGTGATTATCATATGCCTTCTATGTTAGTTTATAACCAACAGCCTCTTACTAATCAGGCGATGAGTACCGCATCTATGGAGAATTTGATTTTTTCCATTAGCGGAGAGAATGTATCCATTGGCAAAATATATGGTCAAAATACATTTGACGTTAGTGGTAATTCTAGCTTTTTAGGAAAGGTTGGTATTGGAAAATCGGAAACTTCTATGGTTACTTCGAATAGCGCTACTTTAGATGTCAGTGGTTCAGTAAGTATTTCAGGCGGAACGATTATTCATGGTTCATTAGATGTTAGTCAGAATATTACTAGCAATGCCTCCATCATATTAGATCAGTCTAGTTCAAGTATTAATATTGGTGAATTAGACAATCAAATACATATTGGTAATGATAAGAAGGTGTCTTATTTTGATTCCTTTTATGAACCCATTCATTTTCGAACGGTTCAAACTGATGATAACAATAAAAATACGCAGTTCGCGATTGATCAGTCTGGCAATGTCGGTATTGGAAACAATAATACTAACCCTCAATACACATTAGACGTCAGTGGAACTATGTACGTTTCTAGTTCATTAGATGTAAGTGGTGTTGCTACATTTCAGGATATCACATATGGTACAACACCAGGTAGCGATGCTAGTGGTCAAGAATTTCCAACGTGCGAATGGATTAATGATTATATTCAAAAAGATGGTGGATGGATTACAGAAGCCAGTAATAATAACATCAACGGCATTTACAATTCAAATATAGACAAGCAAAAAGGATATGTCGGCATTGGGACGAAAACACCTGAATATACACTAGATGTTAATGGTGATATTCATATGATCAACGGTGATCTCATTTTAGAGGATGGTGATATTAGTATGAATGGGTCGGTCGTAAGCAGTGGGTCAATCACGGCTGATGGGTCAATAACGACTCGCGCCGATATGAATGTGAAGCAAAATATAACAGTTGATGGGAGCGCCAATATAGGTTTTGATATGACTATTGGTGGTAAGGTCGGAATAGGACTAGGTACAGAGACAATAGACCCAAGTTTTGTATTGGATATTAGTGGCGACACGTATAGTAATGGTAATATTCTGACTCGCGGTAAGGTTGGTATTGGTGAGCGTGGCACGGAAGTTAATGGTGTTCAATCAGGCAAAAATAAACCGGAGGCTACATTAGATGTCGGTGGAACAATGCGTGTTTCTGGACAAGTCAATTTTATGGGACCTGTATATGGACCAGCTCCTACTACTAGTAGTGAGATACACGATGCTTCATATGGTTTACAACTTGTTACAATGACGTGGGTTGCAGATGCCATAGGCGCTAGTGGTGGATGGATTGCAAATAACAACGTTATATACAATGGAAATATTGACAATACTGATGCATTCGTCGGCATTGGAACGAAGACTCCTACAAGCACATTGGATGTAAGTGGTAATACTAATTTGAATGGAAACTTGAAAATGATTGGTGGATCAATCTTCCATTCAGACATGGATATCAGCCAAAATAAAATTACGGTTAAAGATATTGCGGCAAGTGCTATTACTGTCCCAGCTATTAATTCGAATACTATTGCTAATACTGGTAATTGTTACGTTGGTGGTACCACTATATTAAATAAAGGTATTAATATTGGGTCATCGCCCTATGATAGTATTAATCAGATTCAACCGACTGGAGCAAGCAATCCAGTTCTACCAGGAACCTCGATTCAATGGAATCGTGTGATTGGTGGAGGACGAACTTATATTATGAACAATAAAGGAACGGGGTTTGGAGGATTTTCTTTTGGAGATATTAACAATAATAACGACTATACCGAGATGTTATTTATGGGTAATTTACCAATTGAACAAACGTATGACAATAGTGCTTCATCTACTGGTATTTTACAAACACCGATAGTCAATACATTACGAATATATCCTTCTTTTGCGGAAATAGGTGGTATGTATGGTGGTGTCGGACACGTAGCTCAAACAATTGGTGTTAATATTAAACAACCTGATGAGGATGGAAATATTAAACAATTATCTGTTAGTGGTGGAATTAGTGGTGCCTCTGCTATCAATTTTTGCGCGGATGGGGAAAGTGGTAGTAGTGATAGCGCACAGTTCAGTATTTGGACGTCACCACAAGATAGTATTGTTAATAGTCATTTAGAACAACGTGTGTCTGTATGTGGAAATGGGAATGTCGGTATTGGAACAGGTAGTCCTACAAGCACATTGGATGTGATGGGTACTCTTCGAGTTTCTGGACTTGCTACATTAAATGGTGACATGGATATCAGCCAACATAAAATTACGGTTAACGATATTTCGGCAAGTGCTATTACTGTCCCAGCTATTAATTCGAATACTATTGCTAATACTGGTAATTGTTACGTTGGTGGTACCACTATATTAAATGGTGACATGGATATCAGCCAACATAAAATTACGGTTAACGATATTTCGGCAAGTGCTATTACTGTCCCAGCTATTAATTCGAATACTATTGCTAATACTGGTAATTGTTACGTTGGTACTCTTCAAGTTTCTGGACTTGCTACATTAAATAGTACATTGAACGTGAGTGGTGTTTGTACAATGGACCAAGAAAGTGGATTTTCAGGCAAGGATAAAATAAATATCATTCCAATTCCAAATCCATTGGGTGCAGATTTCAGTGGTAATACATCCAACATTAATATGTGGGGAACTTTTACGAATGATGATGGTGGATACCATGATAATGGTCCTCGTCAAACAGCGACAATCCAATCCGGATTTTCGAATCAAAAAAATAATACAGTTGGTTTTGATAGTGCTTTCTTTAAGGGTGCTTGGGGGGGTGAATATTTATCTTTTAAAGTAGGAAATCGCAACTCATCATCTAATATGATGAACTCTTCTAGTATGACGCCATCTACTTTCTCCGATATATCAGGTGTTGATCTGAATAACGAAGTTATGCGAATTACGGCAGAAGGGAATGTCGGTATTGGAACGGATAGTCCTACAAGTACTTTGGAAGTGAATGGTAATATTAAATGCTATAATAATAACAATACCGCTAAAATCGAGTCAAATACATTCAATGCTACATCAGATTTGCGCTTGAAAGAAAACATTCATGATTTGTCCAATTCTTTAGAAAAAATATGCGCTATTCGCGGTGTCGAATATAACTGGAAAGCGGACGAGGCGAAGAAGTTACATAGTGGTGTAATTGCCCAAGAAGTAAAAGAGTCCATTCCTGAAGCAGTCAATAGCGAAAATAAGGAACAATATTCTGTAGATTATAATGCCATCATTGGTCATCTCATTGAAGCCGTTAAAACGCTGAAACAAGAAGTAGATGATTTAAAGGGACAAATGAATAAATGAATAAATGAAATGAATAAACAATATGAAATATATAATATAGTTGATATTGTGTAGTGCCATTGAATGATAATAATTTTAACTATGTTTTAACTAGAAATATAAGAGCCGAACCATTCGAGCCTGTACCGCCGCCACCTGGTGTCGGAAAACTACCAGAATTACCTCTTCCGCCATAACTACCAGCATTTCTTGCTAAGTTACTATTACCATTAAAAACGGATGTATCCTCAGTATAATTTTTATGTGTATTTCCTCCATCACCGTTGTCACCACTAGAACCTCCTCCACCACCATTACCACCGCCCCCACCTACTGCACTAATTATTCTAGTACCATATTCAATAGATGTAGTTCCTCCTGAAAATCCCTGATTACCAGAGTTACCAGGACGATTTTCACGATTCCCTCCACCAGTACCAGCACCTCCCTTACCACCAACATTAATATAAATATAATTATTATTACTCACATCCAGGTCAAATTCAACAGATTGACCCACCTGTCCCCACGCGCCATCGCCTCCATTACTGTTATTTCCTTCTCTGTTAGCCCCTCCACCACCACCTCCTCCTCCTCCTCCTCCTACCAAAAATCCGTATATCGTATCGTAATTGGAAACGTCTAATTGTTTATTTATTTGCACTTCTTCATCATATTGAATAAAATGAGGCAAATAAGTACTAATAGTAGTACCATCAACTGAATAATTAGTAATTCCACATTTGATACCAGTATAGTCATCTTGATTTGCTTTATAAAATGTCTTATTAATATTAAATCTATTTTTTAATACATTATTATCAGCAGTCACAGCAGTCACATTAATTGCCGGTTTTGTAGTAGCAAGCAAGTTACCTAAACTTACATTATTATATTTATAATTATTTAAATCTGACATGATATATATTATATATATTATATAGGCAAAAAATATTACATAAATATTACGCTTATGTAGTTACATTTTAAATCCATAAATACGCGTCCATATCATAGTGTAGAATCAATCTATATAATTGTGTAAAACAAATTAAAACTACAGTATATATATTATGTAAATGACTGGTATTAATGTATGGGAAACCGGCGACAACGAACAACTGAAATACGTTCATAATATAATACCGAATAGTTTATCATGTAATCAGTCTTATTTTTTGGATATTGATAAATCAACCACTATTACGGTAATAGAAGAGTATATTATGGATTTGGCATTATATCATTTAACACGACTAAATATTGAAGATATAAACAACTATTATATTGAATATAAACTAAATGATATGAAGTCGTCACATAATTTTCACACTAATGAAAAAAATATTACTCCATTATTATCTTGTATTGTATTTTTGAATGACAATAACCTAACACCATTTATATTTACAAGTATAGATGACGAAACTTATAAATTTAAAAATTTCGAAAATGTTAATGAAATGAATATATGTTATCCAAGTCATATAAAACATATTTCTCACGATTGTAAATATTATCATGGATACATTAATACACAAAATAAGGATGTGATAAATAATGTACACCATTTTTTAGACATACATTTGTGGGCGAAAGATGTCATGAATAAACCAGATAACACTATGATAAGTACGATAGTATTAGACGATTCTACATACAATTATCAACCGTGTTTATTTAAAGATGTTACAGATGAAACACAGTTAATTAAGGTTGATAATAGTGTCACGCATTTTGAATATTTAAATGATATCCTATACAACAATCATTTTTATCATTTTTTCAAATTACATTTACTATTATATAATCAATCAACGCAAGTATTTAAATGTACTTTCAATGAAACAGAAGATACTCACAGAACTAAACTGCTAAGCGACGACATATATAAGTGTAAAGATTTAAGTAAAAATCGTAATTTTAAATATAAATATAATCGTTTCTTACAACGATTTACTTTCCAAAACGTTTTGAATTATTCAAATTCTATTCTTATTTCTAATTATATTCAAGATTCAATTGTAGACTTATCTATTTTTCCTGAAGACGGACTTATTATCGATACTTCAAATTCTATTTTTCAAGTATGTTTAATAAACTTGATACCTATTTTAGATAATATAAAATTAGCATATAGCTTACAACACTCCAACATTAATATAAATAAAATATATATTGTTAATTCTTCGCACAAATTTTGCCATGCAACTGAATTGAATCGGTCATTACTTACTGTTTCCATCCACATAAACGATGATATTTCAGTTCAAGGAGAATATTATTTTCAAGATGGGTTAAGTAGTAAGGTATATAAAGGAGATGCTATTGTTTTTTCTAATATTTATACTAAACATCATATTCTACCTACTAAAATAGGTAATATATTTATATTGTGCTGTGATTTGGATATAGATATTTAATAGTTAATATATATATTTATTGTTATGGGTGATTTATTTTACAAACTAGTTTATATTAATACGGATTCACTATCTAAAGATTTGTGTAGTGAAATAATACAATTATTTGAAAAGGACGATTATAAATATTCAGGAATATCTATGGGTGGCTATAATATAGATATTAAACAGACTACTGATTTGAATATTACTACGAGAGCGAATGAGGATAAACGATGGGAAATAATACATAATGTTTTACTTAAAGAACTTAAACATAATATTACAAAATATATTCAAAATTTTCAAGACCATATTAACAATGATGAATATCATTTATTTAAAAATAATAATCTAGGTATTACTAACATACAGATTCAGTATTATGAAAAAAATGTAGGCATGTTTAAATATCACGATGATTCTGAAATTGTTTGGGAGAATAAATCAAAGAGGGTTTTAGTTTTTATTTGGTATTTAAATGACATTGACGAAGGTGGTGAAACTGAATTTTGCGGCACATATACTATTAAACCGCAAACTGGTAAAATGATTCTTTTTCCAGCAGAATGGACTTTTCCACATAGAGGTATTATACCAAAATCTAATAATAAATATATTATTACTGGATGGGTGTTCAGTTATTGAATATATACTAGTATAAATTGAATAATTGTATTCGATATTGGTTTGATTCGATATTGGTTTGATTCGATATTGGTTTGATGGTTCATATTGTTCTATACAAAAAAAATTGAATTTATTAATGCCAAAAATAGATATTAATAAATTTACAATGGATTTTGTTCAACGAAAAAATCAAGAAGCTGACGTCGCCAGTCCTCCCTCTTATTTGGCAAACTTGTATCCTCATGAACGTGATGAACGGATCCAGTTTGATGAGGGTCCTCATATTTACACTATTGATGGTAGCAGCGATGGTTATGTGTCTGTAACAACATTTAACCATGCTAATTTTGAGCATTTTGATGCGGATGCGATTATTAAAGGTATGATGTCCTCTAAGCGCTGGCCTCAGAGCAAGTATTACGGTCAAACCGTGGATGAAATCAAGGCTGGTTGGGACAATAATCGCGACGAAGCGGCCGACGCTGGAACCAAAATGCACTACGACATTGAGTGCTACTATAACCAAATGGAGGTTGTCAATGATTCCATCGAATACGAGTATTTCCAACGTTTCTTGGCCGATTTTCCTGACTTAAAACCCTACCGAACGGAATGGACCGTCTTCCACGAAGAACTGAAATTGGCTGGTTCTATTGATATGGTCTTTGAAAAGCCGGATGGGACACTACTAATTTATGATTGGAAACGATGTAAGGAAATAGTCAAGACGAATGCGTTTGGAAAATGGGGAAAGAAGGAATGTATCGAGCATTTACCAGATACAAATTATTGGCATTATTGCTTACAACTGAATACATACAAGGCGATTTTGGAGGAGAAATATGGAAAAGTGGTGGAAGACTTGTATTTGGTCTGTTTGCATCCAGAAAATAAAAATAAAAATTATCAGCGAATTAAAGTGGTCGATTTACAGTCAGAGGTGAAAGAACTGTTTGAATTACGACGTCAAGAGATAAGCAAACCAGTTAGTAGAATCTAAAAGCCGAATGATGAAATTAAATCCGGTTAAGTCCAGAGGTATATGTATAGGAATATAAATTTATAATCTATCAATCATGGCTTAAAAATATAACAAGTGTAACAATTAATACAAAGTAAATAAATGTTTCAGACTATTTCAAATCGATTCATTAGCAAGAAACCTTTTTTTTACATTGGTAGCGGTATAGGAATATTATGTAGCTCAGCAATAATCTATTATTCTTATCCACACGTTTTAAATACGCTACAATCTACGTGGTTGTATAAATCTATAAAACAGGTCGAGAAGGAAGATGATAATAGTGCTGAACCGGAAGAACCGGAAGAACCATATGAAAATAAATACTATGACTTGTTTGAAAACATGGAACGTGATGAATTGGAAGAGGATACTGTAAAAGGTCTCCAAAATAGCGTATTGTATGAAATGACGCCAAAAGGAAGAGTGATATTGTATTATGATTTTGAGAAAGAATCGTTTGTCTATTATTGTGATACAAAGGATATTCCCTATTTGTATTTGGAAACAGTTGCTAGAAAATATGCTGTAACCTATGATTGTAAGAAAATTGTGGTGGATATTAAAAAGGAAATGGAAAATGCGAAACAACAAAAAACTGTTACAAATATAAATACAAATACAAATATTCCTTATACACAACTATCTACTATTCAGGAAAATGCGAATAATACAAATGATATGTTTGCCTCTTTCAAAAGTTATAATCGTAAAGGAACCGGAGGTAGCAAAACCGTAAATAAAAAGTTTGTTTTGCGACAAAACGCGAATCGATATTCTTATAATGGAAAGACAAGTCAATTCCCCATACTGAAAACAGACGATTATAAAATAGAAAAGCCAATGGAGAAGATGGATTACGAAACATTTAAGAAGTTAATGGCGAAAAAAAATTAAAGGTAGAATATATATGATTGATTTATTAAATGTTCCTAATCCTGATAAAAAAATAGATAAGATTGTAGGGGAGGCGATTAAAGACAAGGAGAAGGAAATTAAAGAAGCAAATAAAGTATTGGATAATTTAAAGAAGCAAGAAAAGGATGGAGTATATTATAGCCCGATTGATACAAATCCGGATTCTACTTTGACATATGTAGCTGGTGCGGTATTCTCTATATTAGGAGATGTAGTGAATGGGTTTCGTGAAGCGACGGAGCATATTAAATCGGAAGTAATCTCTGCGCAAAAAACACAAAATGGTGGCGCTAATAATAAAGAAGGCAAAGAAATTATAAAACAGGCCGATGATTTGTTGAAAATGATCGGTGGAGCGGCAGAAAAATTGAATGTTGGTCCAAAGGCTGATTTATCATCTTTAGGAGACGCGGCTAGTGATTACGCTAGTGAATTATTTTCAAAAACAAAGGACTTAACTGTTATAGGTTTAAAAACAGGGATTCAATGGTACGGCAATACATTGAGTAATTTGATTGATATGGGTATAGAAATGACTGGCGAAAAAAAAATGTTAGATACACCAATTGATAAACTAAGTCCTGAATTAAATAAAAAGGTAATATTACTTGCTGGTGTATTACAAGAGTTATCCACTAATCCTGCCACAAAACAAGCAATAAGAGAGATAGCGCAAGCAATTGCGATTACTGCTGTTGAAATATTAAAAGAAATACAACCTCAAGTGAATAAAGTAACTGACCAAGCAACTGAAATGATGGAACAAGTGTCCGAAAAATTAGTCACTGGCGCAACTGGTACTGGCGTGACAGTAGTTCAAGCATTTATTTCAGAAATTCCAATGGTAGGTGGCGTTATTAATATGATGATAGCTATTGCAAAGGCATTTAATACATTAATGCTGACATTCAAGGTATTTGTAGACAATAATAGTTCTATGGTGCTTACCGCCGCTCATACAATAAAAAATACAGAAGATACAGCATTAAAGGGTAAAGAGCGCATAATGGGAGCAGTAGATAATGCTGCCAATATAATAAAGCAAGAATCACCGTCAGTACCAAGACCAGGACTAGGACAACAATCCAATACTATGAAAGGTGGTGCTACCAATATCAAATCTATTATGCCAATTCATTATAAAATTCAAAAAGGAGGAAATCGATTGAAAAAAACGATGAAATTGTTTCATAAAACTTTACCCAAGATGAAATTTTCACATTTACGCAAAACATCCCGCAATAAATCAAAAGGTGAAACAAAACGCGCAAAATATTCCAAATTATCAGATAATAAGAAAAAATCGAGAAAAAGAAAATAAATTGGTTATAAGGTTAGTGCCTTTTTTTTAGTTCCTTTTTCTAAGTGATATTTATGATTGCTTTGTTTTCCAATTCAAAAACCCAATACTCCTCTTTATGTTGAACGATGTTCCTAAATGAGAACTCGCTATATCGAGTGTTTGTTTCTCTTGGTCTGTAAGAGATTTCAAATAACGTTCAACTTGATCTTGTTTCTCTATATCAGGTGGATTGTCTAGTTCAGTTGCGGCATTCTTTGATTCATCTGTTGGTTTCTCTGATTTATCTGACTTGTCTGACTTGTCGGATTCAATTGATTTCTTACTTTTTTTTATAACCAATTTACTTTTTTTGACTATAATTTTGGCTTTATTGGCTGGCGCATTGGCTTTATTGACTGTTTGTTTGGCTTTATTATCCATTATTGTATCGGTTGTTGTCGTTGTAATTGAATTCATTCTACTATCTTTAATAAATTCAATTTTATATTATTTCGTGTTAAACATACATATTTGTACTGGTTGGTAATATTGGTAATATTTGTACTGGTTGGTAATATTGGTAATATTTGTACTGGTTGATAATATTGGTAATGTTATTAATATTGTATCATACATATTAGATTCCCATTCATTTTCATGCTGCTTTTTTGTAATATTTTAGTCACTGAACTATCTATTGTATATCCATTGTTTATTAAGAATTCAAACAATGTCGGTAGCTCATCTATACACATCATTTCGCATGGATTATTTATATCTGTTATTCCAATTACACAACTCGGCTTAGGACATATATTGCTGCGAGTTTCAAATGGAGATAATTTATTTAATCGTATGGTTTTTGTAAATGACTTTAATGGCCCGTCTGGCGACTTGTTAATAGTTAGTATGTTTGTATATTCTTGCTGTATCGAATTATAATAGGGAATACTTTCTAATGAATAAAGTCTCATGTCTAGTACTATTAAATTAGTATTAGCAAAAAAATTGAAGGATGATAATTTTACTTTAATTTAATTAAATAACAATACTTATCTCAGTATTTTAATACTTTCAATTTTACTTATACTTACTGTTTAGCTAGTTAAATCATACCTATCATGAGTATCGAAAACAATCCGGTTATTTTCCGATTCAAGTTCTCTGACGAATTTACCAGTCAGTTGATTCCATTTTCCAAACTTCATCAATATGATGATAGGCACATGTATAAAGAAGAATGGACTAGATGGGTAACTAATAATGATGAATTGATTGGCAATGAAACCAGAAGATTAAAGAGTTTGGGTTATGATGGTGATATTTACGGTAAAATGTATAAAAGCGGACGATATTATTTCCGCAATAAAACAGAACAAGTTGTCAAAACACGACGCAAGTACATCTCTTTAGAACATGAAATTCTTGCTGCTATGGATGAACATATTTCCATTAATTATCATATGCCCCAGTTTAAACCTTCCAATGCTTATGAACAGTTTTGTATTGAATACAAGGATACTATCTCTAATGAAAATAAGAGAATTAATGAAGAAAATCACGACGGAATGACAAAAGAGGATATTTTGTTAAAAATGAAGAAAACCTATAAAAATCGTTATTATTTATTTAAGCAAAATCAGACGATTCGTCACGATGAACGCGATCAATACGATAATAACAATCATTCAATAAACAAATAAAAGTAATTCTATAAGGAAAAATGAGAAATATTCAATGACATCAAATAATAATAATATCATAAATATGCCACTGTTTTTGGAAAACTCTTTTTCTCTCAGCAATTACATTTCTATTTCAAATCGTACTAAAAAAATACCCTTTTATTATCTTCATTTTTTACCCATACATTCTTTTAAAAATTTAGACGAACATTATAAATTATTACCCACTTCTAAATCTAATTTGATACAACGAGAGATTAAACATAAATTAATTTATTTTCAAAAAGAAAAGGAAAAAGAACAACATTTTTACGATAATAATACATATTCTGATACATCTACCGATATATGCTCTACTTCTCAGGTAGATGTAAATCTACCATTTGTATTCAGAACTGATAACTTTGCCAAATGTATTTACCATATTTTTCATTCTTGTTCCATTCTTCATGCGAATAAAATATCATTTACAATGAATGATATTCCTTTTGTTTCTTCTGATACAGCACTACAGCTTCCTTTGTTGTATGATTTCTCTCGCTCTTTTTATTTTCCCATTATACAATCTTCTACTTTTCAGTTATATTTTCCAGAATCTCTCTTGTATAACCCATATATCTCCTTTGAACAGTTTCTTGTTATCTATTTAATTCATCATCCTAACGAATGTTGGCGTGAGAAAGATACAAATGATATAATAGAATTATTTTCAAGTAGTAGAGAGAAAATACAATTAAATACAAAGAATATATTGAAATCAGAAATGATTTATTTTCGTAATTATCATTCCGACCATATAATTCAACATATGTTGCAATTTAAATATAATTGGAGTTATTATTCATTATGTTACTTTTTTATTGAATATTATTCCGATTTATTACGACATTTCTCTCTACATGATTTATTTCATTCTTATATTCATTCCTCTTATAAACTTAGAAATAGCAATATTGTAGATGATATTCATAAATCTTTATTTACATTGTAATTCAGTTCGTATGTTCGTATCTTCGTATGTTCGTATGTTTATTAAAAATAATAAATATACGAAATAATGTTGTCTTTTAGTCTTTTAATGCTTCTTTCCCTTCTTTCCCTTCTTTCCTCTCTTGGCAGTCTTTCTCTTGCGTGTTTTACCAGCAGAAGCAGAAGCGCCAGATTTTTTGTAGGTCTTGGCGGCAGCCTTTAAAACATTCTTCAACATAATCTTTCCTCCCTTTGCCTTGGACTTCATCTCGGTCATAGTCTTTTTGACGTGTTCTCTCCAAGCATTTGCCATGATATATATTTACTCTATATAATAAAAAATTGAATTTTGATAATTAAATACTATTATATATATCAATCTATTAATCAACGTTTAATAAAAACGATACTTATTTATTTAAATATTTAAATATGTCTAAAGTTATTTTAACGCGGTATCTTTATTTATTTGACGAGGTCGGATTAACATTTCTGACTTGTCTTCTCAAGGCCAACTGCTTGGACGAATGCTATTTTTGGATATCAGAATTGTATTTATCCGGATTTGTAGAACAAACTTGGGATTTATTGTGGTTTGCGTATTACGACTTTTATTATATAAATAATCCATCATTTCGTCAGTATCTACATAAAAAATCATTATATAGGGAGTTAAAGAGCGTACTTACAGTAGTAAAAAACATGTTCAAATTAACATCGTCGTCTGAAGTATTTGTCACGAGACAATACAATAATTGCGTAAAAGATATCACCCAAATATTCAGAGGGAAAAAACCCAATTGGTTATTGTCACTACCTAATAAATATCACGGACTCTTTCGCTTTATAAACAAGAAGTTATATCATTTTGCAGTATGTTCTTTACCAGATGTCATCGATGACGATATTTTCAAAGCTATACAAATTTACTTTCAATTGTCAGATGAACAAACAATGTCTTTTCAGAGAGAATTTCCCCAGCCGTCGGCAGACAAGCCGTCGGTAGGCCAATATACAAATGTAATTCATAAATTATGGGCTATCATTTGTTTATTGATATTTAACCGAGACTATTTATCAAGCAAACTGAAGATTTATACGGCATACAAGGATGAAGAATATAACTCTATTTTAAAGATTCATAATGATCCGATTCCATTAACTAAAAATAACAACCCACAAATATACAGAACATTACAACACAAGCGACTATATTCAATTGATCCAATATGTTCATCATTTCATTTATTGAGAGAAGACGTAGAAAATATCAATGAATGTTATCGTGAGCATTGGGAATATTATGCTTATTCATCTCCAATATGGAATGAACGGTTTCATCGATATAATATTACAGTTGATCCAGATAAAAAGAAGGTTATATTTCACGATGATGACGAATTAGAAGAATTTTACTCACAGTATGGTTATGAACCAGATGAGCAATCCTATGAAACGGAAAACAAGCGTATGGTTCATATGTCAGATAATAATTGGAAGAATTGGTACAATACCATATTTACATCTACCGACCAAAATCCTGTTTATGAATTCAAAGAGGACTTTCGATTCAAATATTAATCATTTAAATAAAAAATTGAAGAATCAAATTAGACTTTTATTTTTTATATAATTAAGCAATATGGTCAAGAATCAAAATGGTGGAAAGAACTCTAAGAAGATGGGACGTAAATTTGTTACGAACCCATCTGCTACAAATAGAAAAATACGAAAGGTAGAAGAAGAAGGCGAACTATATGCAGTCGTTACAAAGTTATTCGGTAATGGAATGTTTAGTGCGAATGATATAGAAGGTAAAGAGCGTTTGTGTATTATGCGAAACAAGTTCCGCGGTAGAGGTAAGCGCGACAATAACGTATCTCTAGGTTCATGGGTCCTGGTCGGTGAGCGCGAATTTGAATCTTGTGCTAAACCGAAACATGATCTATTGGAAGTATATTCAGATATCGAAAAGCAAAAGTTGAAGCATTCTGGTGATCCTGTATTTTCAAAGCTTCGAAGCGAATTTGATAATAAGAAGAAGGAGACAAATGATGAAGAAGACGACGATTTAGTGTTTGGTAATGGCGAAACTGATAAATATAGTGAATTGTTGAAAACAGTTTATGCGAATACAGATGAGGCGACTACAGATGATTCTAATACCAATTCAGATGATGACGCAACTGATGAAGCTAATAAGGGCATTACTATAACAAAAAACAATAAAAATAAGGTTGTTGAGAAGAAGTCGGTTATTATGGATGATGGCGACGAAATAGATGTAGATGATATTTAAGTAAGTATTTCATAAAAATAAACATACAAAAATAAAACATACAAAAATAAAACATAAATATAATTTTTTTATTCACTAATTAAATATTCTAGATGATTGTATCGTCTATTATTTAACATATCGGTTAGCATTCTCCAAGGTGAAATGTCTTTTACACCATTTGTACTGCTTGTACGGTTTTGTATAAACGAATTAAATAATGCCGGACTATACCCTGAAAGCATGGTTACGTTATTTTGATAAGACAACTCAGGAAATCCATTTGTACTTTGTAAGTTCCAAAATAAGATATGAGGCATTTTATATCCCTTTCCACATACTTCTATGCCTACATCATGAAAATTTTGTGATATTATAGGTATAATTGTTTCAACTGATTTGATTGGTCCGCTAATTGTCTCCTCAGCATCAAATTGCATATCGGAAAATACAACCAATACTAAATCTTCCACATCTTCCGCCGGAATCTTGTTTGTTTTTATCTGATCTAAAATCAAGTTCATTGCTTTATGAAAATGCGTATTCTTCCCCCAATCCGCATCCCTCACTAATTTTACTTCATCTACAAAATCCGTACATTCCTCCAAATTAATCCACGAAGGGTTGGAATTAAATGTCATGATTCTCTTGCCCAATTTGGATTTTTCTGCTATGCGAATTCCTAGACCCATTGCAGTAAATAGTGGATTGCTATTATCATTATCCATCGAACTAGACGTATCTACCATAGCAATCACATTTTCAAGTGATTTGGTATTGCTACTGTTGTTTTTCCAAGCCTCGTTTATGATAAATCGTTCCTGTTCCTCATTTTCACCGTGTTGTATATTGAGTGCTGCTTTGACGAAATCGCTCATACTTGTATTTTTCCCTTTTATCTCTTTTTCTCCTGCTTTCACTTGTTCTATATATTGTAACATTTTTTGACGACAAATTACTCTATCTGAATTACTCTCGCCTCTATCATTTAAAAAGGATAACCGTTGTTTCATCATGGTAATACTGGTTACCTTGTCAAATTCAATAGACTTCCACATATGACCACATTGCTTGATTTGAACCGTATCAATGTATTTATTTAAGGAACTAAGTCGTTTCCTATAATAGGTTTGCGCCTTGTCTATCGCACGTTTCGTCCAACCATTTGTACTGTTGCCAAATTGCTCAAAATATGACTTGGCCAAACATTGATGAATCCATCCGAACTTTTTACTCTTTTCACGTGGCACCCATTTGGCTACTAAAGAGCAAGGTTTCCCTTTATTCATGTTATCTAGGTCGTCTGTTATTTGCGCATTTATTACATTGACCAATTCAATTGGACATTCTTGTAATTCATTAAACAAATATTTCATATCTTTCCAACTACCATATGGTTTGACTACCGTGTCTGCCGACGGCTTGGTGGGAAAGTGGTCTTGGTCTTGGTCTTGGTCTTGGTCTTGGTCTTGGTCTTGGTCTTGGTGTGCCGATGGCTGGGTTCTTGTAACATCATTTCTATTATCAAACCCTACAAACTCGCACATTATGTCTATGGCTAGTTTCCTATAACAATCATGTTCCATTAATTCTTTAACTATCGCAATACTAATTGCGTATTCCCCTTTACCACATTCTATATCACGTGTATATACTAATAGTTTTACCAATAATCTTTTATCATCTATAGAACCATTGTCAAAACAATTCACAAATCTTTGTGCTAATTGCTGTCTTTGTATTGAATCGTGGATTCTAACCATTTGAAAGCTGAGTTGTAGTATCTGTTCTTGTTGAATATTACTCCAAGCATATTCAATATGATTATTTTGACCATATTGAATACTATTGTATTGGTCCAATGTCATTGCTATTGACGAATCCATATTATGTCTATATATCATTGTATCAAATCTTTAAATATATATTCTATAATCATCCATCACACATTCCTTTCACTCACATATTCCTCCACTCTTAATGTTTTCGTCTTTTGGTCTTTTTATGAGGCAAGTTAAATTTAACACGTTTGGTATTTTTATGCTTTGTACTGCTGTTGCTACTATTATTACCGTTGCTACTATTATTACCGTTGCTAGCATAGTCATCTTGATGACGTATTTTTTTTATTGTACTTGGAATTTCCTTTTTCTCCTCTTCCTTCTCTTCCTCATTAAAAACAATATATATGTTATTTATACACTGAAGATACGATAATGTTGATTTTAATTCATAATCTTCAATGTTTCGTAGATTTGTTATAAAATCATATTTATCGTGTCCGCATAAATAGTTCTTCAATTCACTGTGTTGAATATCTACATTATATACCAAAATACTTACTAATTTATACTTTATTGCGTCATTTATATCATACGATTTTATCAACCGTATCAACTCCTCCTTTTTTATCCTATTCGATACAGATAAGTATATCAATTCTTCGCGTATTTTTTCTAATTCGTTTTTTTTATTTATATATAAAATATTCACCTTGATTCTGGAAACAGGTTCTGGATAAAACATTTTATATGAATTATCTTCATTTTCATATTCTTCTATCCACTTGGTATCCATATCCATTATATTTCTATCATCTGTACATGTCTCTTCTTCCAATACCATTAATTATTTCGCATATTTTTTCACGATGAATTAAACTAATTGTCATCTTCTAAATAATCATCGCTTTCTATATCATCCTCGTTTTCTTCTAATGGCATTTCATTATCATATTTCTCCGCATATTTTTCATATTCCATGCGTTCCAAATAGGCAATCGCATATCCATTTAATTCACCGACGTCTTCATAATATTTTTCTGCTTCTTCTTCTAATCTGTCTCCATATTCTTCTAATATTCTATATTGTTCCATTTTATATTGCTCCTCCTCTTCATATTCTATTCTTTGTAACTGTTCTTCTGAAAAAGTGTCGTTCCAACTTGAATACCAATTTGTCCCATCTCTACTATATTCGGTCTCCCGGAACGGAAATAAGTAACTAGATGCGTGACCTTTTACTGCTTTATCTATATACTTGTACCAACTATCAGGATAGTTCTTTTGACGAATTAACATGGGACCTTTCCATGTTGCGCCGCGCCAATATTTTGGGTCGTGTTGATTGATACTTCCTTCTTTAATACGATTTTCTTCCTCCTCACGTTGTTTCATTGCGTTTTGCCATGAAGAGTCTGTTGCTACAGTATCCTTGTTGGTAGTATCATTTTGTATCAATTCAGGAAACTCTTCCTCCATAATATTATTCAAATCAATGGTTTTCGATTTTCTCTCACGAAAGTTAGATCTATTCGCTATATTTAATGATCTACTAGGTGGTCTAGTATGCGACCTATTATTAGACCTGTCGGTTTCACTATTATTTCCTCTGCGATTAGCTGCTGCTGATGATGATGCTGACGAAAATGTATTCTCCTTTAAACTATCAAAACGACCCATGCTTATAATGCTTCTTCTATAGATTACTATATGTATATGAGTATATACTACTATCAACCATTTTAGTCTTAAATCGATTCATTATAAATATAATTAGTTTTGAAAGAAACCTATTTAAATAGATATATCCATGTTAATATGAATGAACTATATAAATATATTTCTTCATTCCAGTTTCCTAACAGCTAATCAATCGTTATCCAATTGACTTTTCATATCTAATAAAAAATATTATATATTCTACAGGAAACAGCATACACTTTCATAAAGTGTTTTTTGTATATTTTGTATATACTGTATATTTTGTATATACAGTATATGTAAAAAATTGATTAGTAATATTCATTATATATTATTGTAATCTTATGTCTATCAATCTAATCAATGCTTCATTTAATAATCAAGATGATCCTATCGGTTGTCCTTCTATTTGTATTCCGCGCGTTTTCAAACATATATCAACCGCCTTTATTACTGATATATTCCAACAGAAACTCGGATTGGGAATCATAAAAAAAATAGACACTATTCCGAATCATTCAGACGGACAATTCAAAAAGATATTTATCCATTTTGAATCCTGGAACGACAATGAAACGGCGAAGAATGTCAAAAGCAAACTCATTCAAGATACGATTATTAAAGTCGTATATGCTGGACCGTGGTTTTGGAAATGTTCTTTAGTAAGAACAAGAAACAAGAAATAACAAATATTATCATGTAAGAAAATAATTTGTTAATTGTTAATTAATTGTTAATTAATTGTTAATTAATTGTTAATTAGTAAATAATATCTAATCGATATTTTTTATTTAAATATTTTATTTCATACTCATTTATACTCCAAATTCTCTCCTCATGATAATCGGTTCATTACATATTTCAACGGAAAATTATACATATCAAATTACGAATTTTATCAACTGTTCCAAACACCCCTTTTTTTCTTACATGATTGATTTGTTTCCTCTGAAACCTACCTATAATATACCAAGCGATCAGTTATACTGCTCAGATTCTATTGTTCCACTTTCTGAATTTATTCTGAACAACTCATTTACGATACAAACGGCTACGAAATTATTGTATTCCATCTATTATCAAATTCAAGTTTTACACGAACACAATATTGCTATTTCTTTTATAGACATACATGATATTATGGTGATAGATTATAATCATTTTTATTTTTGTAATTGTGACAAACTATACGCCGTCAAAAAAAATAATCGCATTGTTATTACAGACTTTTATGATATATTGAATCCGTTTTTACCACCGGAATTTAAAAAGAATACTATTATGCCCTTTTCTACCGGCTCTACATCGGCCTATTATAGTTTAGCTATTGTTATTCTATATTGCTTACATAATAATCAGACAAAAGAATCATTTGTATTATTGAACAATGATCCACATCAGTTAGGGCAATCTGATATTCTACAAAGATATCGACATACCAAGATGTATCATACCCTATTGTCTTGTTTAATAGAGGAACCAAAGGAGAGAAATCCTATTCTTTTTTAATTTTTACAGGAAACGCCCTCATTTCTTTCCTTCTTCTTTACTTCTTCTTTCCTTCTTCTTTTCTTCTTTTTATTTCTAACGCTATTTTATATGTCCATCGTTGTTCTTAAAAAAAAATCACGCAGTAATAGTCGTTTTGCCCCTATTTCAGGACGAGGTGATAATGGATTTTCATTAAATGGTGGTTACAGAAATATTGGCGCAGTCGGTCAATTTAGAATGATTTCTAATACCACGCGCACTCCTTTTAGAGGAACCCATCCCATGGGTAATGGCGGGAAGAATGGTGCTTATTATGATAAACCTTTGAATTCTGGTACTTGTAGTGCCAACGACAATCAAATTATTAAAAAATCATCGTTAAACACTGCTGGTATGATTGACACGAAATACAAATGGACCAAAGGAACTTATCCTAATTATTGGGTTCAGGAAGGTGATAGTAATTATTCTGTTACGCGAGACCAAGCTACCTATATTCGAAATCTCACACAAAAATATGGCACTGCTGTATTTACAAATGTTCAAAATAATGGAAAATGTGGAACTGTGTATGATCCAAGTGGCTCACCTATTTATTCCTGTTCCGGTAATAAAAATGCGTGCTCCTACTATATCGGAACTAGGAAATATATTCGCATGCCATACGCCAAAAATTTTAATCAACCTGCTATGAGTCAAGGACAATATATTCATACTGGTGGTCTATACAAGAGAGAATGTCTCCCTACTCCTGCTAACAAACAACCATTTCCTATGAAATTAAATCATAATAACATGTCTAGACAAACTAGCACCAAGAGTAATTCAACAAATGCTATTGGTTGTCAGACCAATTATTTAAGATGGGAAGATGCCGCAGATGATGGTATTTTGCCCAGCGATTGGATTCCTGGATATACTTCTGAACCGGCTGATTTTACTCCACTTGTTCAAAGAAGTTCCAATTATCCTAATCCTAATACCGGAGGAGTTACACCCAATACATAATCACATGATAAATAAAAAATACATAAAATCACATGATAAATAAAAAATACATAATCTATTTGTCAAATATATTCATGATTCAAATATATTCATGATTCAAATATATTCATGATTTAGAAATCTGGTTCCATGCGAACTATAGGTGGTTGCGTAATCACGTACGCGACATTTTGTCAAGGTACCTGAGGCATTACTGTATATTACGTTTTTTATATTCATTGATTTCATAAAATTTCCACAATTGAGACAAGGTGACGAATCCTTATATTGATTACCGCACTTATCTTTTCTTACTACATAAATACTTATACGACTCAAAAATCGTGTTCGCATATTCGTGCGATTTGTATTATGTAACTGTTTTTTTACCAGTAATCGTTCTATCTTTCTCATTACATCTACTTCTGCGTGACACGAACACGTATTTTGTAAATATTTATCTTTCAATGAACAGGAAGAACCATATGAATTCCATCCGCGCGCAAGTATGGTTCCGTCTGCCACCGCTATACAACCATGCTGATGATATTTCATATTAGAATTATGCGCGGCATGCAAAGCTAATGAAGCATATTTTTCATCACGTATTGTACATACTTGTTCTATTTCATTTGTATATCGAGACATATTATCCAGCGTATTCGTAGTCGTATTATTCAGTTCAATAATACGTTTCGTGTTTAACACCTCATTTTCATTCATTCATTTACAATTCTCTCCGCATCATTTTTTATTTCAATTTTATTTATTTCATTTTTTGAAAAATCACAACGGTTAGAAAAATATACTAATAAAATTGAAATTATTTAAAAATAACGATTTATCCTATTCATTATAATATAATCATGTATCCTTCTACTGATTTAACCATGTACCTCTTTGTTGATCCTAGTTGTGAAACGTTAAGAGCATTTTATAGAAACCGCATTCAAGACCACAATAATAGTGTTTATAATAGTCCATATGCCGACTCTGGATTTGATCTAGGACTTCCTAGGAATTTTCAAATTACAAAAAAAATTAGCAATAAAATCCCTTTAGGCGTACATTGTTCCATGTATTCTTCTTCTACTTCTTTTACTGGTCGAATTCCTCAAGCTTATTATTTATATCCTCGTTCCAGTATTATAAAAACACCCATTCGCCTAGCCAATTCGGTTGGAATTATTGACCGAGGATATCGCGGTGAAATTATGGCAGTTGTTGATAACATTGATCATCAACGAGATACATTTGATATGTATGCTATGGACCGTCATTTTCAAATTTGTCATCCTAGTCTCCAACCATTCAAAGTTGTTATGGTAGATACCAAAGAAGAACTTGGTTTGACTGAACGCGGTGATGGTGGCTTCGGCTCCACTGGTCGGTAAAGAAACCAATGGGTTTAGCATATTCAGATAAAAATATATTATTTAGCCGTCGGCAGACAAGACAGATAAAATAAAGAACGTAGTTTCCAGCCGTCGGCAGACAAGACAGATAAAATAAAGAACGTAGTTTCAAGCCGTCGGCAGACAAGACAGATAAAATAAAGAACGTAGTTTCCAGCCGTCGGCAGACAAGCCGTCGGCAGACAAGCCGTAGGCAGACAAGCCGTCGGCAGACAAGACAGGCAAATTTATTTCTCTCTATAATTTATAATGGTTCAAACAAGATCTATGCGTAGAAGAAGTGCTTCTAGGAGACATTCTTATGTTCGTCGTTTAAGAAAATCTCCTTGCCGTGGTAAAGGTCGTGCTACCTGCCGTAGAACTTCTGGATGTAAATTTTCAAGTGGTAAAAAGAGATCTTTCTGCCGCAAGAGCAGAAATACTAAGCGAAGAATGAAAGGTGGATCCAAAAACATGGGTAACGCCAACATGAACGGTAGCCCTCTTTAAACATTTGTCATCATTTAACTTCTTAATTTAATTAACAAAACAAAAATAAAAATTTCTTTATTTTTGTTTTGTATATTTTAAAATATTATATTATATATCATGAATTCTAATAATAATTCTAATAATAATAATAATAATAATTCTAATAATAATAATAATTCTAATAATAATTCTAATAATAATAATAATTCTAATAATGATATTGAGACTGGATTACATGATTATTCTATCATGGTAACTACGCCAAAAATAAAACGTAAAGGCTCTGCTGTAAATTATTCTGACTCTGATATTGAAAGTGATGATGACCAATCAGAAAAATATTATGAAGAACATAATACAGACGGTCACTACTCGCATAGCACTGGCACTGGTACTGGTACTGGTACTGGTAGTGACACAGGTGGCAACACAGTTGGCGACGGTGATTGTGCCACTAATATTACACATTCTAAAATAGGTACTCGCGTCACATTAAACGATGGTAACAACATTCGTTATCGTAATGACGTTGGCCATTATCGTAATGACAATAATATTGAGATTGATAATCGAAGCGAGGTTGCAAGCGTTCATTTAAACGATCAGGATTTACGATTGTCTGAGAATTATTTTATCTGTGATAGTATTGATGAACGTGTGACAGTGAATGCCGATAAATTAAAACTGAAATACCTTTTCCCTACCCTCAGTTATAAAAAGGTGAAAATGGGCAAAATCATGAGCATTATTGACGATCATTTCGAAAAAGATATTGTCACTATTTTATCCAATCATTTGGATATTATTGCCTCGTATTTAAGTTGTCAGAAAATTCTCTATATGGAAGCTAGTCATTACACCTCTTCGTGGCTAAATTTATTAATGATTCCTACTATTGTTATTACATCCACATGCTCTGTTTTAAGTGGAAGCGATATGTATGATTATTCTTTACTAATCTCTGGATTAACTGCTTTTACTTCTTTATTGCTAGCCATTATTAATTATTTAAAACTCGATGCTGCTTCTGAGGCCCATAAAATTTCGTCTCATCAATACGACAAGTTACAAAGTCAAACGGAATTTTTATCTGGTAACACACTATTGTTTAGTACATCTTCATTCAATAACCATACTATTTCTAACCGCAAAAAACAGAATATTGCGAAAAATTTAAATCTAATCCGAGAAAAACAGCGGAAATTATTTGAAGATTTGGATGATGAATACGATAAGAAGATGAGGAGCGATAATATGAGTATATTAATCACTAAACAGCTGGATGAAATTAAAGATATTATTCGTGTGGAAATGGAAAAAAACAAAGGATACAATAGCCAAAAAATACAAGTGGAATTACCCACTAGACAAGCTGTCGAAGAAGATATAAGACGCGAGCTGTTAATTGAAATGAAGTGCAAAAAGGATGAAATTACAGAATTATTGCGCACGGAATTGAAAAATATGAATTCTGAATATGATTATTCTTTTGCCGACGAGGAAATGACAAATCATAATGAAATTATTGTTAAAATACGGGGAGAGATGGAGAATATTAAAAACAAAATCAAAGACATTAAGGAAACAAATCAATTTGTGATTCCGAGAGATATTCGATATCGTTACCCCACTGTTTATAATACCAATGTTTTTACCTGGATCAAAACGATTGAAGAATACAAAATGTACTTGGCGAATCAACTACTTGACATAAAAAACAATTTGAGTTATTTAAATCGATGTATCAATTTTTCTATTGAAAAATATCATCGATATGAAAACAAACGTTATAATAATAATGATGACGACATGTCCGATATGTATAACAATAATAATAATATTATCAATATTGATAATATAAATAGCATTTTACAGAAACTGCGAAAAAAACGACGTTATTTCAAGGGACTTAAACGTACCGTTAATTCCAAACTTATTAATTTGGGAACCGCGTTTAAAGATGTCGACAATATGTTCAAACAAGAAATATTAAATGCCGAAAATAAAGTCAAATTCCGATTTCGCATCTTCATGCTAACCACTATTACTAACTTACTATATATTTTTTTCCACATTTGTTGCTGCTGCTGTTCTGGTCGTGGCTCTAAATGGAATGTTGATTATATACCCGTTATACAATATTTAAGGCGGTGTAAGCAAAAATATATTAAAGACGGTATTGATACTGATAGTGTATTGTATGAAATTTTAAAGAGTCGCGATGGTAATACTGGAATAGGTATTGAAATTGATATTTCTGAACGACATACAAATCATATGCCGCCTACATCCACAAGCGGATTGTTTCAATCTGATATTAAATTTAATAGTAGTCTTGATACAGAAGAATGTAAATCAAATTACGATTCAGATGATTCCGACGCTAAATTAAATGATTGGGATTGTTGATTATGTCATGTGCTATATATTGCTCGACAAAAACAAAAAAACAAAAATAATATTAACTCTTTTCATTAGTTTAATATTATTAACACAGATGGTATTATTCTCGGTTGCCGGATTTGAACCAGCGACATTTCGATAACGACAGATTTTGTATTTTTACAACAAACCACTACAGTCAAATGCTCTACCCCTGAGCTAAACCGAGATAAATGAGGGTGGGTGGGTCAATAGAAAAGATGTGATATCTCCCTATTGTATGTTTATCATATAATTTCTTTAAGTATTTATTTTTATTTTTATTTTTATTTTTATTTTTATTTTTATTTTTATTTATTCACATAATACTTTTTCGCCTATTTCTCTCTTATTTGTCTGTACAGATTCCGAATACATTTCGATATTCATTGTCTTGTTTTCCAAATCGAAATTGTCCATCACAAAGTGAAATACATGAACTTCCTTTTTTTGACCTAGGCGATGACATCTCGCGATTGCTTGCTCTTCTATCTTTGGATTCCAATCCGGTGTCACGAAATACACTTCATTGTATTGCTGTAGATTCAATCCTTCATTGCCTGTTTTGATTTGAAGGATCAGTACATCGATATCACGTGTCAGAATATCTTGACGCTTCTTCTTACTCGCTACACGCCCATCGATTGACTCAACGGTTAAACCATTTGATACCAGTGTTGTTTTGATATGATCTATCTCATCTTTGAAATTAGCAAACACTATCTTGCGATTTCCATTTGCTTTACGCTCTACAATCTTGTTAATAACGCTATCCATCTTGCTACATTGGTTTAGACCTTCGAAATTCTCGTCATCTATATAGCCCATCGATTTCAACTTGTGTAAATATTTCTTCGCCATCTTGGGATACACACACAACATTCGTGCGCACAACATGGTCGATAGACGGAGTGTATGCTCTATCGGCTTTTGCTTTAGCAAGCTGAAACTTAGCTTGTCATGAATATCTTCTGATAATGCCTTCTCTTTTGGGTTTGTCCATTCTGATTGGATGCGGCTAATGTGGAGTTCTGGTAACTGAATACCTACCTCCTTTTTCGTGCGCTTCAGTACGATTGTGCTGATTATGTTCTTCAGCTTATCCACATCGGTATATACCTTGTTTGATATCTTCAGTACATCAAACAAGGAAAACAAATCGTTTATGTGATTTTGAATCGGTGTTCCTGTAATCAACCACATAATCTTGGTCTGAAGATTGCTTACAACCTTGGCTACTTTGGTGCGACGATTTCTCAAATGATGAGCCTCGTCACATATAATTCTTCCCCACACGACTTGCTGAAGTTTTTTATCTTTTCTAGCATCTGCTAATACAGTTCCATATGTTGTTAGTATGATAGGTATGTGTTGAAGCTGTTTTGCTGTTAGAATTTTTTTTACTTGACCGTGATACACGATGGATTTATGACCGGTTATTTTATATATCTGCTCCTTCCATTGCTCCAATAACGCATTGGGCAAAACAATGAGAGTGGGCATTTTGAAATTACATACAATGGTAGCAATCATCATGATAGTTTTACCTAGACCCATCTCATCTGCGACAATACCTCCACGACAATACTGTTGTAAGGTATCTTCATTTGATTGCTCTTGCTCTTGCTCTTGCTCTTGCTCTTGCTCTTGCTCTTGCTCTCTCCCTATACACCACTCCACTCCCTCTCTTTGGTAGTCCTTACTATCCAACTGACTGTGCTGAAGAAATTCTTGAAAATTCATTACTTTGAAATTTATTAAAATGATACATCCTCTTACTTTTTGATGAAAAGCTTCAATTTTTTCTAAACATTTATTAGCAAAAATTTTAAAAAAATAAAAAAATAACAAAAACGACACATTTTGTTTATAAATAAAATATTCGGTCGAAACTATTTAAAGAGAAATATACTATCTATATTGTACTACCATGTATAAGTAACTTTATATACACAGAGCAATCATTTAATTGATTGGTTGGTTGATTGATTGGTTCATTTAACCAAGGCTCCTTTAGCTTAGTGGTAGAGCATCACACTTGTAATGTGAAGGTCGCGCGTTCAATTCGCGCAGGGAGCTATTAAAAAATATAAATATTATATTAAAAACATTATATTAAAAACATTGTTAAATATTATAAATGTTGTTGATATTTTTGCTCCTATAGTGTAGTGGTTATCACTCAGGTCTTTGAATCCTGAAACTCGAGTTCGAATCTCGATAGGAGCTGGGGGGGAGGAAGGGAGTAGGATTTGTGTTAAGAAGGGATTGGGAGTAGGATGGTAGGATGGTAGGATGGTAGGATGGTAGGATGGTAGGATTGGGAGTAGGATGGTAGGAACGGGATAGGAACGGGATAGGAACGGGATAGGAACGGGAATGGGTTTGCCCTAGTGAAAAGTTACCCAACGCTCTCATAGCTCAGTTGGTTAGAGCATACGACTGTTAATCGTGAGGTCAAAGGTTCGATCCCTTTTGAGAGCGTACTAAAAAATATGTTTAATTAAATACTTAAACATATTTTAGATTACATATAAATATGGTCATTGATTTAGATGCTGCTTATGATGAGGCTATTTTGGAGAAGAATCGTAATAATGTTGTTGATTTAGACGCAAGTTGTAGTGAGGTGGTTGCTTCGGACGCGAGTTGTAGTGAGGTCGTTGTTTTAGACGCGAGTCGCGACGATGATCATATAAATGTTGTCGTTTTGTCTGATAAAAAAAACAATTCTACTGATGTTATTAAAAATACTTTGATTCATGAATTTAATAACAAATTTGAATTTATAGATAAAATAGGCATGTTTAACCTATTGATTCGATGTATCGAACTCATGAAAAACACTGACATTAAACCAGAAAATCAATGCCATATTTCTTTGGAAATTATTATTCATATATTAGAAACAAACGCTTTACATATAACAACTCCACCTAGATTTATTACTATTCTTGCTCTTAAACACGATATACATAAATTGGCTCCCTTACTAAACAAAATTCAAGAGGTTATGGTTATGGTAGATACATTACATTCTACATTACAAACAGTTTTACATGCTTATTTAAGTGCTTAAGTATATTGTGTGGGGTTCGGTCATGTGGGGTTCGGTCATGTGGGGTTCGGCCCCCATACGACCGTCTTTGTTTGTATATTGTGGGGTTCGGTCCCCATACGACCGTCTTTGTTTGTTTGTATCTAATATATATCTAAACGTTTAACTAAATACATTTAAAGTCATTCTTCATTTTTACTATAGGATAAAGATAATTATGAGTTATATGGTAAATACATCGGAAAATATAAATAATGTTAGCACTAAGCATAATGTTAGCACTACATATAACAATGACACATTACAACCATTTCAACCTGTATTAGAATCACTTATAGAACATGGATGGCAATTTGTTAGATGTGACTCAACTACTATTTCCATGAATAAACTATTTCATGAATTAGAAGAAATCACGGTTGAATATAAAAATAAACATTATCATTTTACGTTGCCTATAAACAACTCCATTTTTTCTTATTACAGAAAAATTTCTGATTCTTACGAAGCATTAAACTATCTAGAAATATATATTGATACATTGTATTGATCTTACATTAGCTGTTCTTTTATTTACAAAATAACAATAATTAAAAGTATAACTATTGTTATTTTTATTTTTCTATATTGATTGCTCTATTCTTTACCTTCTTCTTTTTTGTCTTTCTTCCTCTCTATTCTGTCTCTCCTGTTTTTTTCTTTCCTCTATCTCCTGTTTGTTTCTTTCCTTTCTCTCGGCCATTAATCTACGATACTCCACTCCTATATTCTTTCGCTCCTCTATCATGTTCTTCAATTCTTCAGCTTCAGCTTCGGCTCTTACTTGTTCGGCTTTTGCTTCGGCTTCAGCTATTGCTTTCGCTTGTTGTGCTCCGGCTTCAGCTATTGCTTTCGCTTGTTGTGCTTCGGCTTTGGCTTTAGCTTCGGCTTTGGCTTTGGCTTTAGCTTCGACTTCGACTTCGGCTTTTGCTTTAGCTTCGGCTTTTGCTTGTTGTGCTTGTTGTGCTTGTTGTGCTTGTTGCGCTTGTTGCGCTTGTTGCGCTTGTTGTGCTTGTTGTGCTTGTTGTGCTTGTTGTGCTTGTTGCGCTTGTTGCGCTTGTTGCGCTTGTAATGCTTGTTGCGCTTGTAATGCTTGTTGCGCTTGTAATGCTTGTGCTACACCATTGTTATTAGTTGTTAGTGTTTTCTCTAAAGTTACTTTATTTTTATTTACATTTTTCATACTTAATCTGCTATTAAAGCGATAACGTTGATTGTTCATTTTATCTATTGTATTATACATAATTTTTATATAATACAATCATATTATTATTTTTTTATTTTATTTTATTTTATTTTATTTTATTTTATTTTATTTTATTTTATTATTATTTAAACGGCTAAAGCAGGTACAGAGCAGAGAACTTCTCAATACCTTGGACCACAGCGCTCAAGGCACTACGTGCATCGTTCATATCGAAGATATACGAACCAAGTAAAGGAACTAAAGCGGTACCATATTTCCTGGTCTGACTATTGAAACCAACTAAGGCCGTTTTTGCATTGGTGAGGGCAGTAGTGATAGCATCAACACGGGTATCACGATCTGTAAGAGCAGCAGCCGCGACGGCTTCAGCATGATCAACTGAACCTGTAGTCGAAACGTTCGCCTCTAAATCGTCTAACTCATCATCCAAGAGAGTATTAGCTGCATCGGCCGACTGCTTCGCGCCATAAGCAAGATTTTTAGCTGAAGAAGTAGCGGTGACAACATCATCTTTGGCATCCACTTGGTCAGCCAAGTAGATAGCATTATAACCGAGACCGGATGAAGGTAGTGGGATATCAACTGTCTCCGACTGGATATCAACAGCATCTTCGCCACTTGCTGTGAATTGGGTATATTCGATCTTGGGAGAGAATTTGAGAGCAAGTTTCGCAGTGGAATTAGATTCGTTTGTGTAGGCGGTGTTCCAATTATTGACTGCATTCTCGATACTGGACTTGGTGCTCAGGGCAGCTGACTCCTTCTGGGTCTTTAGATTATAATCAGAATCTAATTCCGCAACATTCTCCTCAGACGTAGGTATCAAGTTGTTAGACAACTCAGTGACACGAGCCTCTAAAGCCTCAGCACTGGCTGTCCATTCAACGTACAGATCATTTTTCTCGACATAGGTAGCATCAGTTAAATAATTCTTGCTAGCATCTAAAGCTGACTCATATGCAGCGAGACCTGTATTGTAGTCATCAATTGCCGAATTGAGAGCGTATGTTTCCTCTGACAGTACCTCATCAATTGCGATAGCGTCAATTGAATTGGGTGTATCAACAATACCGAGTAGGAACATAGTATTAGAAGGATCAATTCTAACGCTTGTATCAAAAACAAAATCTTGAACAACATTCATGTTAAACCCGTTAATATTTCCACCAGCGTTAAGCACACGGTTACCACATGTATCCACGAAATCAGTACCGACAACTACTTCCTCGTTAAGAATTTGACCACATACATCCTTGACATATACCATCATTTTACTGATATCATTGGCATTTGATTGACATTCCATTCTTACAGTACCCATAACATTTGTAGTACCTGTAGGACGAACAGTTAGTGTCAATGTAGGAACAGAAGTGAAAAAACCAGTTTGGGTAGTAGTAGCACTGAAAAGATTCCAAGAGTCACCATTTAGTTCGTTGTATCTGATGTTGAATATGCCATCCATATTATATTTAGTATTTGCGCGCATTTCGTATTTAGTACCAGAGTCAAGATCAGCAGCGAACTCGATTATTTCGTTGGAAGCATCAACAGAAGGAATATTAGCAGTCTCTGTGTCGACGGTCACGGCAGATGCATCAAGGGGTAACTCGACTAAAGTGCCTACAAGTTGTGTATTGGCAGATGCCTCAATATAAGCAAACTCAATGCTACCATCGTGGCTTGGTGTAATATCAGTAAAATTGACAACAGTAGGGGCCTCAGCACTCTTAATAGCCTGAAGGAAAGTAAGTGAAGCAGTCTGGGATTTATTCATGGGAGGATTGACAGCATTTAAGTGATTGATCTCAGGACGTTGGGCGAAAACATCTAAATTTTTATTGTTACCATTAACAAGTTCTAAATCAGAAAAGCCATAAGTGCGTGTAGCAGAGGAATTATGTGTGGTGCCACATGCGTCCATTGTCGCAAGGTCGGATACGGTACCGGATAAATCATAAACTACTTTATAACCGTCATACTTACCAGCTTCAACAACCTTAATTGTTTGCTCACCTGTAGTCCAGTCGATATCATCTAAGGTTACAGTAGGCGACATTAGTACTGTATCTTTATAGAATTCGGTTGTAGTTGTAGGTCCAAAGAATGTACGTGCGCTGGTCTCACCTGCCAATATAGTATCACCTACTATCTGTAACGCAAGTTTGAATTTCTTAGAAACAAGGTCAGTAGCATCAACATTGTAGGCATTGATTGTCGAAAGCATATTAGAAGGTATCATAAAAGAAGTAGGCATATTGTTTTCGAACTCTAATCCACCAGAAGCATCAGTAGAAGCCCAAACTTGTATTTTTCCTTTAACACCATCTGCCCCATCAGGTATAGTTGTGTTATCTTTTTGCGAGATAACGGCAAATACTTTTATGTTGGTATAGTCAGAATAATCTTTATCTGCGAATTCTATATCAACATGACCTGCGGAAACGTCGTGTGAATCGCTATCGAATGAATAAAAGTTAGTTGCGGTAACAGCAACGGGGTCAGTAGTGACAGATGCTGTAGCGGATCTTGTTTCACTGTCATAGTTATTATATGTAGTTACCAAAACTTCATAATCTCCTACAGTAACACTTGTAAATATAATTGTAGCCCTACCGGTAGCGTCTATTTCTCCCACAATCACCGTGGGATCAGCGCCAATATAGGTTTGGGATAAACGCGCATCTAGGGTAAAATTGTCATCATCATTACTATTTTGTCCGTGAATAATAGTGTTTAATTGTACTGTTGCTACAATCTTTTGAGCCCCACCAGTTACACTGATAATCTCAAAGGGTACTCCCTGTTTATACGCAATATCTCTAAGATACTCGTCGATTCTAACACTTAGACCAGAAGTAGAAACATGGAGCTGAACCTTAGATCCCTCACTTAATGTTTCGTATTTAGATTCTGCAAGGGTGAATGTTTTTACTCTGACACCTGCAGCGTCCGCAGCCAGATTATTCCATGTTGAGGCCGGTATGGTGTATTTGTCGAGTGCAGATTGGTCTTCATTATCATGCATGTCGTTAAAAATAACATGTATAGCATTAATAGCATCGCCAGTAATTGATACATCAACTTCAATTCCAGGTTTATTGATGTTTTGTGTCAGAGTTATGTCTGTAGGAGCCATTATAATATTATCAAATATTTTTTTTTTTCCAAAATTATTAACGACAGCGATATTATATTATTGCCTAAATAATAAATAAAGAAAGGGGTACTTTATTTCTTTATTTATTTATTTGTTTGTTTATTTGTTTGTTTATTTGTTTATTTGTTTATTTGTTTATTTTTACTACGACTACGTAGATACATATAGTTGAGCTAAAATATTTATGCTCTACCAGCGGCTCTGGCGGCACCAGCGGCGGCACCAGCGGCAGCACCAGCGGCAGCACCAGCGGCTCTACCCATGGCAGCAGCACGGCCAGCAGCCTTGGCGGCGGCAGCAGCGGCACCAGCAGCCTTGGCGGCACTAGCACCTCTGGCAGCACCAGCAGCTCTGGAAGCAGCCTTGGAGGCAGCCTTGGCAGCACTGGCAGCAGCCTTGGCGGCTCTGGCAGCACCCTTGGCAGCAGCCTTCTTCATGGATTTAGCTCTGGCGGCGGATTTACCGGCAGCGCGCTTAGCGCTGGCAGAACGTCTCTTGGACGCAGATGCGGATCTTCTTCTCATTGACTTGGCCATTTTATATATAATACGAACAAAAAAATAAAAAATAATTGTCTGCCGACGGCTAAATAATAATAATAATAATAATAATAATGTCTCTCGATGGCTAAATAAACTTTGTTCCTTTTATTGTTATTTTCTAATTGCTAAATAAAAGGATTTTTGTTTTTGTTTTTGTTTTTGTTTTTGTTTTTGTTTTTGTTTTTGTTTTTGTTTTTGTTTTTGTTTTTGTTTTTGTTTTTGTTTTTGTTTTTGGGTTTTGGGTTTTGGGTTTTGACCGATTTACCAAATGACGTCATTATTATGCCAATACATTCCATCCCCTGGCTTGACTTGGTATAATTCTCTAAATAATGATAAACGCGCTAAAGGACAATTGCATCGATATTTTTCTAAAGGATGTGGATTCTGTTTTAATTGCGCCGGTATCGCCTTGTCGAATATCTTTTGTCTCGACTGAATCGCTGTATATATGTAAAATGCCTCTAAAGATATGTTTTTTATCAATGGGATGTCGTCATGGACCAATTGGAAATAATACAAGTACTCTTCTGCTAAAGCCATACCTGAAATATCTGCTAAATCCTCACCCACTCCTATTTCTGCGTCGAATTTTATTCCGTCTCGTTTTGCAGCGGCTTCGTATTGTTTCACTACATCTTTGATTTTGTTTTTGAATATTTTTCTATCATGCTTTGTCCACCAATTATTCATGTTACCGTCTGCGTCAAATTTACTTCCCATATCGTCTAAACTATGACTCAATTCGTGCCCCATTGTATAACCGATATAGGCCAAATTGTATTCTATTCCTCGTTGGTCCATGTCAATAAAGGGCTTTTGCAAATAAGCCAATGGACAATATATTGAATTGCTTGTTGGTCTGTAATACGCATTTACCATGTATGCCTGGGTTCCGACCAATTTAAATTCGTTCCAATCTATTTCTGGAATGTCAATCACGTCTTTGCCTTCCAAATTGATAAATTGGATTCGCTTCCATCCTGCTAGAAGTGCCATATTGTACCACGGATCATCTTTACTATAATCTAATACTGGATCCGGTCTTAGTTTTTCAGGACTGCCTACCACGAGTTCTAATTTTTGTAATTTATTCAACGCTTCTTTCTTTGTCGATGGCGATAACCACGTATTCTTTTCTAATCGTTTTATGAATAAAAATTTTAAATCCTCCACCATATTTTTTACATATACTTCCAATAATGGATTGTTCTTATGTGCCACGTATTGCTCTGTTAAAAATGTGTTGTGGCAGAAAGAAAGAGGAAAAATAGAATAAATATCTTTGGGGAAGCGCACTGGTTGGCCGGCTACAAATTTACCATAGAAATTGAAATATACTTCTGTCCAATCCCAATCGAAACGAAGCATCTGTTTGTAAAACATGAACAACCAATATGTCTTCCACTTTTTCGATGACCAATTCTTCTTCAATAATTCGGTCGTACATTTTAAGGCGTTTAGACTTGCTACGATGACTTTTTGGGGAGGTGTTTTATAACCTGATTTTCCCACCCAATATTCTCCTGGAAAGGGTGTCTTCTTTCCCAGATTTTCAGTGAAAAGAGTCCAATTAAATCCGTAATCTTCCTCCAATTCTTTCTTTGTCACAACATTGTAATAATTGGGATCTTCCTTTTTTATTTTGTTACATCCCATTGCGTCTAATAATTGAAGCTCCACGTCCCATACATCTTGAGGACTGAAATCTTTGTAGTCATTTGGTAATAACGTTTTGAATGTTTGTTCGATAAATTCAAAGTATTTTCCTCTAAATTCCTTTTTGAAAGACTTTGTCTTCTGATCATCTTTAGGGTCGTCTATGTAAATAAAATAATCGTATATCCCTAGTTGAGGAGGACTTAGATGACTGATGTATTTTTTTACGTTTTTCTCGTCCGGCATGACTGACCAGACAATGGGCGATTGCCATGAAAATATTTCGTCTTGATTTGTATAAGCTAAGAGCCCATACATGTTTTCGTCTTCTATAAAAAGATTGACTTCTTTTAGAATTTCTTGACAATGTTGTAGTCCCTTTTTTTTGCTCGCTTTTTGGACACAGTGAGCTACGGCATCAATGGATTTCGCTTTTTTCGATTGAGGATTCTCCTTTATGTAAGTATTTGTATAGCCCATTATTTCTCTATAGACATCGTCTTGAACAATGCGAAAATCATCTACTTCGACATAGTATTTTGGCGTTTTTTTTAGTTCTTGTGTTTGGTCTTCTATCCATTGATAATTTACAAAATCATAGAAATCTTGGTTTGGTTGATTTTTTTTATTTCGTTCTAAATCTGCGAATTCTTTTTTTAATATTGCTGAATATTTGTTTATGTCTGTTAGTTCGTCTGGCATGGAATCTAATTTGTTAATGTTTTCTTTTCTAAATAAACGATTTAATAATGGTCTATCCGTCAATTTCATCATTTCATTGAGTTGTTCCTTCGAATCTTTTATTATCCTTAATGTCGATGGTATCGACGATATTTGGTATTTGTTTTTTGATGACTTTCTTTTTTTTAAACTACTGTGTTTTCGCTTTTCTCTCTTTTTCACTGATTTTACCATTCTGTATTGTATATATATAATTCAATATATTTTTATCTCGTTGTCTGCCGTGTCTGCCGTGTCTGCCGACGGCGGGAACTACGTTCTTGGTCTTTGTCTTGGTCTGCCGACGGCGGGAACTACGTTCTTGGTCTTTGTCTTGGTCTGCCGACGGCTAATTGTTGCGTTCCTTGTTGCGCTACAGGCGAATAAAAAAGAGTTTTGTTTTCTTCCTCCTTTAGTTTGTATTTATTTATTAATTACAATGGTAAATTATTTTATAGATGATTACCTTACTACGAGTGATCATCTGATTCACTTCCTTCACTTCTTTCCTCATCCTCTTCCTCTTCGTCGTCCCAAATCTCTTCGTCTTCTTCCATTTCTTCATTCTGATAAGCTATAATACTCTTTGATAGTCCTAGTCCAAAAACCCTTAACATACTCTTGAGACTGGAAACCGGATTGTCAAACATGGTTATAGCATCCAAATGTTCTCTGTAGGGAAACATATCCATTTCGTCTTTGATCAGTTCTACACACTCGTCCAATTTTATGATATTTGGATTTTGAGGTCTATCTTCCTCAATATTGGCTCTACAAATAGGACACGTATTATTGTTCTTAAGTGCTCTTACCAAACAAGACAAACAGAAACTATGTCCGCAATTTGTCTTGGCGAAATTTTTTCCATTATCCAACTCCTCCATACAGATTGCACATTCATCAGCATATTCTATGTGATTGGATTGAGGTTGTTGCTGGTTATTGGAGTGTTGTGTAAATGAACTCATTTTATAAACTTGACGTTCTTATTTTATTAAATATGATTAAGCACGTTTTTGGAAAATTTACTTCAATTTTTTTACTACTATATATTATAGTCTATTAAATGAATGATCTATTGAAATACACATTTGCTGTTGCTATAGGAAGTATTGTTGGATTTCTTGGTGGGTTTCAAGGTATTGCCGGTGGATTTTACATCACCATGTTGCTGTTATTTACAGGTGTAGCTAAAACTCATCGCATGGCTGCTGGAACTACATTATTGGCCGTTTTGTTTCCCATTTCTCTCGGTGCGGTCTATGAATATTGGGAATCAGGTGATGTTGATACTTATACAGCCCTTATTATTACCTTATTTTATACTATTTTTGCCTGGGTCGGTGCTAAAGTAAATTTACAAGTGGATGAAAAATATAGCGTATTAAGTTTGGCTGTACTTTTATTACTCACCTCCGGTTATTTCTTTAGAGAATATTCCGGACTTGTCTCCAAGAAAAAATAAAAATATGGGTCTGCTGACGACTTGGTCTGCCTACGACTGGATGAAGATTGGATGACTAGAACGGGACTAGAACGGGACTAGAACGGGACTAGAACGGGACTAGAACGGGACTAGAACGGGACTAGAACGGGACTAAGAAATTACCTTCTTTTAGTTTTGGTTCTCTTGGTCTTGGTCTTGGTCTTGGTATGAGTCTTGGACTTTCTAGTATTTTTATTTTGCCTGCCTCCACCGGTTTGCGTAGTCATTTCATCGTCTAAACCTAACCTTCTTTTTTTTATTGGTTTAGAATAATCTATTAAATCAGTATGTCTTTTTGTTTCATAATATTGTGTTATGGATCTATTGCGTTTATTTTTATTCTCAGCTACTTCTTTACGTGTGCGTATTTTTTTTCCATCATGATTTACGTCTGCTTTTGTAAAATTATAAAATTCGTCCGAATTTCTTGGACTCTGATTCCACTCGTCCATTACTGGATTCGTAAGAAAGGACACCTCTTTACTTATTTTCACAATAGGTTCGCTTATATTTTTTTTATTTTTAGTATTTTTGGCAGAAGAAGAACTAAATGTAGTACCCATTTATTATATTGTATATATTATCGACAAAAATATATATAATATTGAAAACAGTATTTATAGAACCGTATATGTAATAAAAAACAGAAGGGAGGAACCGTTTTTCATTTTTGTTTCATTATTCATCGTCAAACACACTATCGTGTCCCCATTTGCCCCATCTACTCATATTCATTGGATGAAATCTGTTTTTCATCAGGTCTTCTGCGATTCCACTTTTATATATTCTGTTTTTCATAGCAACATAATCGTATTCGAATATATTTGGATTTTCAGACAACTGTGTCCAATCCACTTTATCGAGGTTTTTCTCGAGAATAGGAATCGCATTGGGATTTTCAGACAATGTAGTCCAATCCACTTTATCAATCGGGATCCATTCCCGCAACTTCATAAAGTGGTCGTTATGTAACATTGTTGTCATTTTCAGTATATAATAAGTAATAATATACAAATATATGTTGTATAAAAAATAAATCAATTTTCTAATAATATGAAATAAAAAACAGAAGGAGGGACTGTTTTTATATTTTATTTATTTATTTTTATTTTAAGCGCAATTACTCCCATCTTCATAACAATGTACATTATGTATTGTCCAGTTTCCAGGTATAGCGTAGGCGCATGATTTTTCAATACCTAATTGGTTTTCACCTACTACTAGACGCATAAAACCTAATTCGCCCCAATATGAACCCCATGAATTGCGGATTATCCAGTATTGTTTGTCCAACGTTTCGTCATACCCCCAACCCACGATTGAAATTATATGGTTTATTGTCTTTAATTTTTTGGGTAGATTGAGGACACCTCCCTGATAATCATCTATCTCGGCCGCATTTATTCCGCATGCGATTGGTCCGTTTTTATATATCTCGGTCATCATATCTTGCGCACCCCTCACTGCTCCATATTCGGCTACTGTCGCGTTTGGATATTGTGTGATTGGATAACACGAACCACCTCTCGAGGTGAATGTATCACATGTTCGACATGTGTTTATTGCCGTGCATTCGAAATCCTTTTTATTTTCCTGGCATTGCGCTTCCTTGGAATCACTACTGCAGGCTTGATACACCATACAGTCATCATAGGGAATGGATCCGTATTCTTTTATGGCTTTATATGTAGCTAAATGATCGCCGCCATTACAACTGCCTCCCATTTGACAGTTCAATATAAACTGAATACTTAGATTGATATCTGGCCACTGCGCTTTACGTGCGATTTTTATTCTGTCGGCTAAAGCACTTATTGATCCATGTGCCCAGCAACTACCGCAATATACTGGTATATGTTGATTGAGGTTTTTTGTTAAATAATTGACTCCCTCTACATTTGACCATGTGAATGCGTTTGGTAAAGTAGCGATACCTCCTCTTAATGAATTTGTATATGTTGTTAAATATTCTTCTATATCGAGAGAAGGGATATACTCGGAATGTTGTTGTCTGCCGACGGCGGAACTTTGTTGTCTGCCGACGGCGGAACTTTGTTCTAACTGGTTATCCTGTATGATTGTTGCTGTTGCTGTCGTTGTTGTTGTTGTTGTTGCTAAACAGATTAAAAATAAGAATGAAGAGAGAATTCTAAACATTTATATACCCACTTTATTTTATATTGTCTGACGACGGCTATGGCTATATGGTTTGCTATATGGTGTGCTATATGGTGTGCTATATGGTGTAGGGGTGGTGTGCTATATGGTTTGCTATATGGTTTGCTATATGGTGTAGGGGGGGGGGGTTGTTTAATAC